TTAAGTGCATGGATGAGTACGCTAAGCTCGGCTGGGTTTGACACATCATCTTCCGATTCCGACCTTACCGGCATCTCCGCCTCCGTGTCGTCTATGTCCGAAGACACCGCAAACACGCTTGGCGGATACCTTAACTCCAATCTACTCCAATTGGTCCAGCAGACAGGAATACAACAGCAGGTTTTGGCTATAATGGAAAAAAACGAAAACGGAACTACGCTCGCTAATCTATACACGCTCCAGGGACAGGCATTGACAGCATTGAATGGAATCAAATCAGATACAGCATTGATGGTAATCTCCTTGGCTGGACTATATAAAAACCAAAGCGACTCAATGATAAATGGTGGACAAAAAGCAATGAATGTAAGACTTATTTAATATAAAATAATATGGCAGAAATAGCAACAAAAGGTGTGTTAACCCTTGTAGAGGCAAAAACGCTGACGGGGCAGAGTGCGCAAGCGTTGGTGGTGTACGACGTTTCGACAGGCGCTCCGAAGGGGCTGGACGTGGAGGTGCTGATTGGGATGGATGCGTCAATCTCCGGATTAGGATTGGCGGATGTGAGTATTAATGCTTCGATTGCTGGATTGAAACTTGCAGATGCGAGCATAAACTCCTCGATTGCCGGATTGAAACTGGCTGATACAAGTATAAATGCTTCAATTGCCGGACTCGTTGCCGCTGATGCTTCTATTTACACCGACATCTACAACGTCACAGGCGCAGTAACCCACTATAAACGTGTATTAGCCGATGCGGGCGGTGTGTTAGATAGAACGTGGCTATTAAAGGCTTACAATGAGTATATCAAGCAACGCCCCGAAACAGTCCGACTATACATCCCCGAATTAGGAGTAAAAGAACGTGTATCGGGATTAAATAAGTACGGCGTTAAGCTATACGATATATCAACCGTGCAAGCGGATGCAGCACAGGCCACTGAAGCCACGCAGCCATATATGACAATCAACGCCGCGCCAAACGCCCGAAAAGGGTTGAGGTTTGTGCAAGGTCAGACGCAAACAGGGTTGATGGATTTTACTGATGTTGTTTTTGCAGCTACGGATTCTTGGACATTGACAAAACGTGTTAAGATTAACAGCAAAGGAACAGGAAGGGTTTATCTTGGTGCCGCATGGATTGAAACGACGGACACAACGATAGTACTCAATTCGGGGACGGTTGCAGTTTTAACAGGCGCATACAATTTTGAATCGGGTAAAACCTATACGATAGAGTTTCAATACTTAAACGCAACAGGACTGATTTTGGTGAATGGGTTGCCTATAGCCACGACACCATTAAGCGGGGCGGTTACTTTTGGTCAGATTTCGTACTCAACGACATACCCGACTGATATGGTAATTTACGCTTACCACCTCACCAACACCCGAAAAAGTGCAGCGCAAAGTCAGTTAGACCACCAATTCTTATCCCTACTTTTCCCTGATGTAGAAGGTATCGCCATCGGCAACCAATTCTGGCTAACTGATAACTTCTGTGGAGCGGTTGCTGGTGATGGTACGGTGATACCCGAAGTGCAGGGGGCGACTACGGATGGGAATGCGGAATTGATTGTTTCAACTGATCTTAATACGTGGACAAAAGGTTCAGCGGTGACGAGTGCGAGCAATTTGACATTTACGACAAATGCGACCGGAAGCGTCCTAAACCCCACCTACGCATCATTAGGAAAAGCAAACAGGACTATCCTTGTTGGAACATCCGATGTTGCATGGTCTTTATGTGACAATTTAGAAACAATCGTATCTATACCAAGTGGGGCGTTTGATCTAACATCAACGCCCGCTTATTGGAAATATGCCGCAAATTTGAGAATCCTTTTAAGTGGTGCGGGAACAATCACGTTCACTTCGATGTCAAACAAGGAGTGTGGTACATCCGATTCAACCCTCGTCTATAACTACGTTTACGCCGCCACAACGGGCACAGCCGCAGTTAAAGGCCTTGCAGCAACAAAGGCCGCAGCTATGTGGTGTCATTATGACAATTCGGCGGCTAATGGGGCGGTTTATGGGAAGCTGTATAATTGGTACGCTGTGCATTTGTTTGACCTTTATACGCCTGTGAGGGGGTGGAGAGTGCCGAGTAAAGCAGACTTCGACCAACTTGTAGCGTATAACGGAACATCAACTATTGCGGGTGGAAAGTTGAAGGCTAAGTTTGGCGGGTTTGATAATGCGTTTGCAAATAACGAAAGTGGATTTAGCGCGATACCTGCTGGATATGTTAAAGCGGATGGTGGATTTAGCCTTGTCGGTATAAATAGCTATTTGCGTTCAGCGTCGTTATACTATACGCAAGTAACAAATAGTACAACGTCGGCATCAATTACAACAGCGGATGCAAGTTTATTTTTCTCTCTTCGTCTACTTCGCAACGCCCCAGCCACCCCCGACACCTTCGAGAAAACGACAGGGTATATTACCAACAATATCGCTGTTACACCTTTCGACATTACAGCAATACCGTTTGGAAATTGCGTGATGGCTTTGCGTGTTGTATCTGAAACAGCTATGACAGGATTTCAAGCGGTGTTATACACAGGGGCGGGTGCTGCAAAGGAAACGCTTTGCACAGGGGTAGCGATAACAGCTAATCAACCCGCCTACATCCCTATCAGCGTTGCGCAGTCGTTACAATTGGTTGATTGCACGGTACGAGTTTCGGCAACCGCAAAAACTGACACAGCGGGTAGGTTTATGGTCAATGTACTTCTAAAATCAGCATACAATGAATATTTATAAAATCAACATCGAGGGTATCAGTCAAGATACCTTCGAGCTACAAACAGTCCTTGAAGATGGTTCAATACGCGGCGCACTTTATAATGAAGACGGAACGGGTGAACGGTTGGAGTCGGTTGTGTTTGTAGAGCCTTTTCCGTTTGACGTAGATTTATCAATTCTTAACCCACCCACCGATGCCACGCAACTGTAAAATCCATATCCAAATCTCCACCGGCGCCGTTCGTGACGCCGAATCCTATTACGGCTTCCACCTGATGGAATCCGATGACACCGTGACCGCCCCACTCAAAGATTACGAGGAACAAAAATACCCCGAATCGGCGGCTGTGGAGATTTATCCATACACGACGTTTAAGACGTTCGATTATACATGCCAACTGCTTGCTATCGGTGATTCGTCAACCGTGAACAGCTCCGTCCATGCTTTTTTCGACTCTTGTTTCGAGATAACGGCGGGGGTTGATTTGCGAAAGGCGTTGCCGATTACCATCTATAACGAGTGGAAGGGCGTCAGGGTGACTGGATATATCAAGACGAACCCGGAGAAGGGTTATTATCCGAAGTTGACGGAGGTGGAGAAATCAGCCTATCTTTTTGAATTGGTACTATACGTGGCAGATCCACAAACATTACAACCCTGGAACGGATGAAAAAGAGAATATACACCGATAAACTAGCCGCGCTCGAATTTAACAGCGAGGTGCTCCTGTTCAACAACGAAGCTCTGACCTTTTGGGTACGCGGATTGACTCATTTCGACGTCGAAGGATTCACGTACTCGGAAAAAGAGATGGAGATGGCGTCCATAGAATTGGATCTATACGTGGAGCCGGACATGATCCCAGCGTTTGACAAGGATTGGTATGTGGAATTCAGGGGTGAGAAATTCACCCTAATCACGCTAACTCCTTCATGCGTCAAGGATACCTCGTCATTGCGCTATAAGTACACCCTTGTGTTCAAATCGCAACGGGCGGATCTTCAGCGATACGAGTTCGCCAACTATGTTTCAACCGGTGGCACACAGCAACTAATCTCGTACGATTTCACCTTGCCGCTTACCGTTCAGGATTTCGTGGAGAGATTTAATATCAACTTAGAATATTATTTTGGGTCCGGCGTATGGAATATGGTCTTGGATGATTCCTATATGGATAATCTCACGACGACAATTTATGATGGGACAAGCCGAGTCACGACGGCTTTTTCGCGTGAGACGCTATGGTCGCTACTGACTGGTCTTTACGATATTTACGGGCTGAGATGGAAGATAACAGACGTTGACGGGGTGATGACGATCACCTTGGGATATACGCCTATAACTCTCTCCCATACTTTTAAGTACGGATTCGAGGAAGGACTGACTAGTTTTGAGCGTGTCAATTCCCAACCGGACGTTTACACAAGACTTTCGGGAAAAGGATCATCGATAAACCTGCCATACCGATATTTCGACACCGCCACAGATGATTACATAGAAGACCCGGATAATAACACTTATACACAAAACATCCCTTACACAGGGTTGATGCCCAAATCGTACAGGGATTACGTCAAGGGGTGGAATGGGACAAGTATAGAGGTGGAGACTTATGCCTATCTAAAGGGTGTCGCCGACGCTTCGGTTGGGAATGACTTTAACCCCGTCGATTACGTCATATCGGAGTCGGCGGAGGCTATTTACGGAATAAGAAAAGGGTCAGTGGAGGATAATGATGACATACATCCGACATTACAGAATGTATCAACCGCCTCACTTGGAAGACTTGATGAGATTGTATCCGTAGAGGCGGTGCTCAACGATGATTACAATGATACGGATACCAGCTTAAATACGGTAGTCACAGAGGCGGTGCTGATGCAAAAATACCAAAAGACAACAGCGTCGGCGGATTTTTCTTTATCATCCGCCGAGTTTGAGATAATAGAAGATTTTGGTAATATCGCATTTTCCGTAACATTTGCGGACGCCAGCTTATCCAATGAAGGCGACTGGGCGGATCATAGGGAGTGCCTATTCGGATATACAGTAGAAGTGATGTCTGGAGAGTCTACAATAGACTCTTCAACAATATCGGTTGATCATTATGGGGAGGCAACCCTGTCTACGTCTTTTACTTTTAAAAACTTAGACCCTGGAACATATAAGATAGCAATAACTGGATACTTCTACGTTCAAGTGCTCTCCAGGAATGAAACATTCTCTGTTTCTTTATCGGCCATTACCCGGAGTCAAACAAACGAATATCAAGAAATTTTTGACATTTGGATAAAAAACATCTGGGATTCTTCACAAAATTCCGGGGAATCGGACGACACTTATATGCACCGGATATGGGATCCGCTTGTCGCTCCTAGCGAGGATATGACCGTTATGTTTTCGGACGGACTGCTGGCAGGATCTGATTATAAATTTACGATAGCAGTTCCTTCCGACTCTACCGATTATTACATCTATCACGACGAAACAAAATCAATAGATACCAGTGTCGGGACGGTCAACTCGCATTGGAGGCTCTCGCTTATGAAATCAGATGCGGAGCTGGAGGCGAGTGACTATTATTTACCGACGATAGCTATTAACGCCTCCGCCGGTGACCATTTCTATTTCACCGGAATAGAAATGCCGTATTATCCGTATGTATATGATGCGGAGGAGAGGGAGCAAGTTTACCTTGAAAATGAATTAGCAAAAGTTAATGACGAAAATCCAACTTACACCATTAAGCCGAGTGCTGCTTTCTTAGAGTCGTATTCAGAAAATGCATCAATAGGAACAGGAGTTAAAGTAAACATAGGAGACCCGCAGATTTTTGGATCAGACCCGGCTGGATTATTTATATCAAATGTAACTATTGAATATAAAACAGGGGTATTACTACCTGAATGGACTATAACGGTTGTAGATGAGCCAACATCAAGCAAAAATGCCGTATCAATATTGCAAGGTGATGTTAAGGTTTTAAGCAGCAACCTTACGTCCGCCGCCTCTTTAATTGAACAGGTGGAGCTGAAGCTTGATAGTAGATATTTGAGAAAGGATGGAGAATCGGATGTATCATATTCAAAAACGACATTCAAGGATAGTATAACCACTACGGGGAGCATTACATCAAGCAGTTTCCTGCAGGGGCAAGTTGGCGGATACGGCTATTCTATATATAAAGACGCAAACGGATATTATGTTCTTGAAATAGATAAGTTGAACATAAGGAAAACCCTGACTGTTAATGAGCTTGTAATTAACCAAGTATCTATCTACGGAGGCGTCCATGTTTATTCCGCCGCGTGTATGACAGTCTCGTCTATCGACTCGTCTAACGCTTCTTACCATGTCTGCTATTTGGACATAAAAAATGGAACGGTATTAAATCAATTCGCGGTAGGCGATCACGCTTACTGTCAAAGATTTGATCCAGAAACGAACGATATTATTAAATATTATTGGAAGCCGGTTTTAGAAGTCGGCTACGATTATATAGTAATTTCCGCAGATCCATCCGTTGGAGACGGAGATGGAGTCCCTGCTGTTGGCGATAACATCGCACAACTTGGAAACGCGACGAACACGGCAAGGCAATCCGCCTTGATAATCGACCAGACGAACGGCGGAACAGTAACGCAATATGCTGAGATAAGCGGATACACCTTGACCGATAAAGAATTTATTCAGTTTGGTTTCGACCCATCAACCGGACGTGCTTTTGAGACAATCTATGGAGATGCATATATCGGTGGACGTAATTCGGCTACTGATAATTATATAAAATTCGACTCATCTACAGGTATAATATCATTTCGTGGAGTTATAACGCAAGATTCTACCGTTGTGGATAGTGTCGGGAACGAGTCCGCATTAACGGTAGATAGGGGGGCATACAGCCCTACTGCAATATATTATGTCGGAAATACGGTCTACTATCTTGGATCAACTTATTATTGCGATGTGCAGACAACGGCCGGAACACCTCCAACCGATACGGGTTGTTGGCACGTGATGGCGGAAGCTGGATCGGACGGCATATCTGTAGTTAATAGTAATCAGTCTCACACCGTTCCGGCATCAACAGACGGTATCGTTTCATCTTACACCGGGTCAGGCACCACGATTCGGGTGTACGAGGGATCAACGTTATTGCAATATAGTTATGTCTGGGCTGCTGGAAAATTTACAATAGGTACACCAATTGTTTCCCCCTCAGGGTCAATCACTGTTGGTTCAAGAAGTGGGGGTGGAACAACGACAGCCTTGGTTAATGTTCATTCAGCAATGTCGAATTCAGAGGATGTGGTCACGATTACGTATCCCTTAACAATAAACAGGGCTGACGGAAGCGACGTAACAATGTCAACGACGCAGACTATTACTAAGTCAAAAACCGGAGCAACCGGCGCGGCGGCAAAACGTATAACCCTTTCAGCCACATCCCAAATGATACTCGAAACGGAGCTTGGGGTTCGTACTCCAACGGCTATTAGCGTAGTAGGGGTGGGCGAAAACACATCTATATCAGCGTGGACCTATTCTGTAGACGGAGGTAACTTTTCAAGCACAGTTCCTACCGGCTTATCAAGAACAGGCTTGTCGGTCAATATCTCCACCGCGGACGTCACGTTTAACACGCTTTCAATAAAGGCGACCGACGGCTCTATTTCTGACACCTTGTCTATTGCGCTGGCGGAAGACGGAAGTAGCGCAATATCAGTAATGTTAACTAACGAGTCGCACACCGTTTCGGCAGACAGCTCGGGCAACCTATATTCGGGAGAACTGGCAAAAGCCGTTACGGCAGTCAAAGTTTTCAGGGGAGGGACGGAATTGACAATAGGAAGTGATTATTATATAGAGGCTGTTTCGCCAAGCTCGGGGCTCACATTCTCCCTAAACGGGGCGGACGTTCAACTTACGTCGATGGACTCCAGTATAGATTCTGGCTACGCCGATATAACTATAAACGACACCGATGAGGCATGGGGTATTGAGAAGCGTTTTTCTATCGCAAAATCTTTGGCTGGAGCCACCGGAACAGCGGGTACGGCAGCGAAACTCGTAACGGTAACCGCATCGAGCAATATTATATCACAAGCAAAGGATGGGACAACGACGCCAACGACAATCACTGTAAACGCCTCAACGCAGGGGAGTGTTGGCACAATGGCGTGGATGTTTAGCGTTGATGGGGGTACGTTTTCCGCAACAGTTCCAACAGATGTGTCAGTAAATAGTGCAACGTTAACAATAACCTCTGCGTCGGCAACGTTTACAACCTTATCATGTAAATATACAGATGGAACATATTACGACACAGGGACAATATCAAGAGTTATTGACGGTTCCGACGCTCTAACGATGGTATTGAGTAATCCGGCGCACAATATTCAGTGCGCCAGTGACGGGACTTACACATCCGAAGCGTTGGACTTGGCTTATACCGAGGTTAGGGTATATAGGGGATCTGATATTGTCGATTTAATAGATACAGGCATAGATATATCGGTGGCAGGTATGACCGCCTTATCTGAACTCGGTTCCAGTTCCGAATATATCAAGGTCTACGCTGAATCAATAACAGCGAATAACGCCTACGCGGACATAACGCTGGATATTGACGGATTAGGTGTAGAGGTTTTAACGCAACGATTTACGGTGGTTAAATCTTTGGCTGGAGCGGCGGGGGCAACCGGAGCAGCAACGGTTTCAATCTATTGCGAAAGCCAGAGCCTATCTGTTACGCCATCCACTAACGCTTTTACAAAAGCAATCAGCGTAAAACTGTTTAGCGGCACAACGGCTATTCCGTATGCAAGCTGGACGTCATATGGAAAAACCGTCACGAATATGGCTTACGGGTCGGACACGCACGCTGACTCTTATAGTTATACGGTGAATCTCACTGGATTCACTTTGTCAACCGTAACTGTCGGCTATGTTACGGTATCAATCATCTACGGAGGCGTTACTTATTCTATATCCATCTCGGTCGCAAGGGTGTTTAACTCTATTGAAATTCGTAAAGGATCATGGGTGAGCGGAACCTCATATATAGGAAACTGTATTCAGCGTGATGTTGTAAAATACACAAATGGTGTGTATTATGCGGTTAAAACAAGCGTCGGAACTTTTACGTCCAGCACGGCGCCATCCACGGATACCACCAATTGGGAGGCGCTAAACAGCTTCGAGAATATCGCAACAGGTACACTCTTGGCTGATAACGCAAATATTGCAGAGTTTATCTACAAAGATGCGCAAATGATTTCGCAGTCCGGGACAATAAACGGTGACGCAAGTACGAATTGGGATAGTTCGCTTTTTGTTCCAAATTTAACATTAGATGGCAGTACTGGAATTATTACTGCGAGAAACGCCGTGATACAAGGAGCAATTAACGCATCATCTGGAATATTCTCAGGAGAATTAGACGCCGTAACCGGTACGTTCGTAAGCTTGCAAGCCTATGAAGACCCTTCTGTTCAAATAGTCCTTGGAGACGAGGGGCTCATGTTCCATGGCGATTTATCCCACCAAGGAGTCGATTCGTCAGGAAACGCATGGAAGTTCAGGACTGGCGACGTTTGGTGCCGCGGGGTATTTGGATCAACAAGACGAACCGCGGTCGTGGTTGACGGCTCGACGGCTATTTATTACGTGAACGGGATTGGGAGTAGCCCGTATTATTCAGCGACCCTTACAAGCGCAACTGACACGAACAGTAACACGTATTATAGTCTGCCATTATACGGGACTAGCGGTACGGCTGCCGGATTTCCTGTTGATCTTGTAATTTTTCGCGTCCTGTCTGGAACCTACAGGTATAGATTTACGGGGTTATCGGTCGGGAAAAAATTTACACTTATTAACGCGAATGATAATAGCGACATATATTTCTATTGCGGCGGGCTAGACACCCTTTTGAGCGGGGGGTGCATAAGGGAATGCTTTTATTTGTATAATTTACTTTATCCCGCTCAGACGGCCGGAATATTAGGGTACGGGTTAATGCTCGGTGCCGAGTATGATAACGATTGGTGATTTTTATTATTTTTAAAAAAACAATTATTATGAAAAAGAACATTGATGACGATGAAGACGAACCGAAGGGTGGCGGAGGAACGGGCCGGCCTACGAAAAAATAGCCTTAAATGGCTTAGGGATCTTGTGAAATGGTACCCGGTGGTGTTCAATGTGCTTCTGGCACTGGACGCCGCCGGGTGCGCGTCGCATCTATGGTGTTTTTCCGGTTACATTTACACGCTGACCGGATCGAACCTTCTTTTTACTGTCCCGGTATGCCTGATCCTATCATGGCAATTCGGGCTTTGCAAATGGCATCGGGTTCTCGTGTGGTCTATGTCGGCAGCCTTACTTCTCGAAACATTGAGGGCGTGGAAAATACTGCATTATATTTATGTTGCAGATGAAAGAATTAATGTTTATATTTGGGGTGTTTTATTCATAACTGTAACCGGAATCATAATCGCAACCTATATTTATGCCAATGAACGAAAAGGTGGAAGGTCAAGCAAGAAGAGTCCTTCTGAGATTCTGGATGAAAATAGGGTGCGGAATGTGCGACACATTTAGGGAGCAGGATTACATCGACCTGATCCAAGCAATTTCATTAATGCAAAAAATAGAACTGAACAATGGAAATCAATCTACTGAATCTCGCCATCGGACTTTTCGGAGGCGGTACCTTAACTGGATTTATAATCTGGCTTTCAACGAGGAAAGCGACGAAACGGGAAGCCGAATACAAAGCGGACACGGCAGGGGTAAGGGTTGACATCGCGGGGCTGGATGCCGTAAGGAAAGCAATCGGAATATACCAGGGGCTGAATGACAACCTGATAAAGGAGCTCAACCGTGAGCGCGACAATTCGGCCAGGAGAGAGGCGGAAGTTTCCAAGCAAATAAAAGACCTGAAAGCCGACTTTGAACAGAGGCTCGAAAAGCAAGACCGGAAAATCGGCGCGCTGACGGACGAGATACAGATCAGAGCCAAGGCACAGGGCGAGTCCGAGGCGCTATACGCATTAAGCATGCAGGCGATCGCCCAGCAAGGAGCCTGCCAGACACCGAAGATGGCCTGCCCGATAGCGTTGGAATATGAACGACTTATAAAAGAGGTGAAAAAATGAAAACATCACAAAAAGGAATTTCCCTAATCAAGGAGTTTGAGAGTTTTCGGGCAAAACCGTACCTATGCCCGGCCAGGGTTGCAACTGTGGGTTACGGCACGACGGTTTATCCATCCGGAAAACGGGTAACAATGCTCGATCCGTGCGTCACCGAGTCAAAAGCGTCCGAATACCTGCAGCACGATGTCGAATCGTTTGAGCAAACCGTTTCTGTGCTGGTGAAATCGCAAATAAATCAGGACCAATTTGATGCTCTCGTTTCGTTCACCTATAATCTGGGTGGGAATAACCTGAAAAAATCCACGCTGCTTAAAAAGATCAACGCAAACCCATCTGATCCGTCCATTAAGTTTGAGTTCCTGAAATGGAACAGGGCTGGAGGAAAGGTGTTGGCTGGTTTGACACGAAGGAGGATAGCTGAAAGTAATTTATATTTTCAATAAAAAAGACAAAATTATGAACACAATCATCGAACGCTGGAAGGCCGAACTTCCCGCATTTTTCAAGAAACTGAAAACAATCGCCGTGAGCGTCGGTACTTCCGCCGCCGCCGTATTGGTCGCCAATACCGCCATGACGCTGAACTTACCTGAGCAGCTTATTTCCGCTCTTGGTTACGTAATCGCTATTTGCGTGGCTATTGCCGGGACTTCCCAACTCACAAAGAAATGATCCCCTTCCTGAAAAAATACTGGCTCGCGATCGTTCTGGTCGCGGTCGGGCTATTTTTTTTCCTTTCCGGTTCGCTCGACTCTTGCTCGTCCAAACATTCCGATACCGTAATAGAGGCCGTAGATGAGGCGGCCCTGCGCAGACACCTGATAGACTCTTTAAAGACTGAAAGTGCCGCCATTGAACTCCTACGCATCGACAGCGTACAAAAAATCGGGCAGAAGAAGGTATCGGCGCTGAAAAAGGAGGTTTCGCGACTTGAAAAAGAGAGAGACGAGCTGGCGGCTGCTTTTTACAGAGATACAGCCTCCGCTCCGGATGATTGTGCGCTGATAATCGCCAAGGCTGATTCAGCCATAAAAGCATCCGCCCAAGTTTCTGACAGCTTGAAGGCGGAAGTTTTACAGCAGGAAGGCTTGACGGAAAACGAAAAGGCCAAAACGGAGCAGTATCGCGGACTTTATTTGCTTGAAAAAGGAAATTATAAGTCGGCAGAAGGTAACATCTCTCAGCTGAAAAAAGAGCTTAACCGGCAGACGAACTGGTGGCACCGGAATGAGAAGTGGATCTACGGAGGACTTGGGATGGTGTTGGGAATTTTGATTATGAAATAAGTGGGGCAATAATTACTCATACTCTAAAAAGTCTATTTTCTTTTTTGACCCCCGCATTTGCGCGTATTCCAACTCAATCTTAAGTGTTCCGATCATCTTCCCTGCTGTATTTGCCAGCTGCTTGCCGACTTTTAATTCCATTTTACCTTCAACCATCAGCTCGTAATTCTGAGATAAACTGTTCCTTAATTCTTTAATGTTTTGCATAATCTTTTAATTTTTAAAATTTGACGTTTTGTTTCAATTATATCATTGTTGATCATTTCTCTCGTAAATCCATCATGCTCAATAAGCAGCTTCTTAATATATTGGTCGTTTAGAAGGAGGGCGTCGAGTCTCTGCTTCTTCGCCGTCAAAAATTCGTTATGTTTGATTCTATGAAGGTCGCAATATCGAGCGTTTAGGGTTTTGCCTTCTATGCTAACCCCACATACAGAGCATTTATTGATTCCATATTTTTCAATTTTTATCCGGTGCCTCCACTCTCTCTGATCCTGAGCGCTATGGTGCTTACTTCCGAGTTCCTCCCATCTCAACTTAAAGCATGACTTGCAGGATGAACGATGCCCGTCCTTCTTTTTTTTATCCTTTCCAAACTCCTCTAATGGCTTAAGCTGACCGCATTTTGAACATCTTTTCATAATATATATTTAAGTAATTCCCTCAATTGATCATAGCACTCGCTTTTTAAGGTTTCTGAAAACGCCACCTCGTCCCAACCGATGCAACCCACTACCGACGCCGCATTAACAGCCTTTGCCTGTTGGCACAAAATAGCAATGTCTAAATGGCCTATTTTTGAGGATAGCAATAGAGTGCAGGCGTCATATACACATCGGTTTGCGCTATCATCATCAATATACCCACCCCTGTCCCTGTCGAATTCTCTTCTTTTTTCTTTTAAGATGTCCGCTTCCTGATCAATTTTACACCCCCTGGACTTTCGTTTCACAAGCCTAATTACATCCGAGTTTAGTTCTGCCCCGTATCTTCCCATATTGATGACCCGATTGATACACCAAGTGCAAAAAGAGATCAGATCATCTTCGTGTATAAGTTGAAAATCACACAGGAGGCATAATGTTAAATAATTCCCAGCGGTTTTGTGGTATTTATAAACCCATTCAGCTGGCGATAGGAGGGTTCTATCGTTTAATATTTCCTTGCTCCACGATCCTGCAATGCCAGCACCTTTTATGTAGCGCCCATTTATCTTTCTCATTTTATTCATTTTTAAATAATCAATAACCATAACTCAGACTCACCTTCGTGCATCCTCCGTAAATCCCTGACACCTCTGTTTCAAATGAAGATACCGGATGCCAGCAGGTATGCTCCAGCCTTAATTTTACCGCCCCTCGTCGAGCCTCAATTCCCACTTCAAATTTTGCCTGCGTCGGGGTGAATGCCAGCCCATGACCGTCGCTCACCCAAAATGTATTGTCGAAATCGGCCAGCAGGAAACGCCAAGTGTACGATACCCCCGAACGCACGGACGTTTGCGGTAGCACTAAGACTTCGGAGGTCCCGATCTGATAACGCTCGTATGGGGCGTATGAAACCATAACTTTCGGCTTCAATTGAGCGCCGCAAGCCGAACAGCACAGGATGGACGCAAGGATTAAAAGTTTTCGTAGCATTTCAGTATGTTTTTTTGAATTTGTTCCTGTCGTATCCACGGCATATCAGCCGCTTTTTCTCTTGTTCAAGCTTCCACCACGGCTCACCGGACAGCAATATCTGCCCGGGATGTCCATCATAGGGGAAGTACAGTAACTGACCGGTTAATGCCCGGACGCGCTGCTTGACGGGAAATTGGTTGGAGGTGTACATGGCTATTCCGAAAAAAGTGGTAAAAAACAGTCAGTTAACTTCCCTGTGTTCTGGTCAATGTGCCCCATAATTCCGCCAATGTCATGCACAAAATCAAGGTCGTCAGAATCAAGGAACTCCTGCAACCGTAATCTGTTCCCGTTGCAATGAGTCGCCGTAACATTACTTATAAGGGACACCTTATCCGTGATGTCAAACTTTTCGCAGGCTCTTTCTGCAATTTTTTCGATAATCTCAGCCTCTTCCGCTGTGCAATTGAAATTTACTTTTTCCATAATTTTTGTTTTATTTTTCAAAATATTTACTCCATTTATTCAGCGCATGACTTACCGACCCTTTTGTCCAGTCCTGTCCACTTGGCGTTCTCTCACCGGTGGCGTTTAACGTTCCGGCGATCGCCACCAGTGAGTCACCACGGTTACGCAACTCCGACATAAGCAGCCACTGTCTGCGCCTGATCGGGTTTGATCCGATCCGGTCTTTGCTGGCTGTTTTTTGCGCGACGGACTGATCCGCCCAGCCCTCCTTTGCTTTTAACCCACGAGGACGCCCAAGTTGCGTTACCCTATTTTTGCTCACCTTCGAGTAGTGAGGCTCCCCTGTGTCTATCTTTTTCTGAATTTGCCTGAGCGCATTTTTCGTGTTTATTCTCCCGATGTAAGCCTGCTGCCTATATACTGCAAAAAGAACGGTCAAAATAAGCCTGCTGCTCCCCGGCGAATCGCAAAAGCGGATATTTTCTTCTCCCATTTCGTCCAAGATCTGTAGCGCCTCTATGTCCGTCCTGAACCTGTCGGCTTTGGCTACAACCAGTAGGTATCCACCTCCTTTTGCCATATTGATGGCCTTTCTGAGTTCCGTACATTTAGACAGGATCGTTCCGGTGTATATATCCTTAAACTCTGCAATCGGAGTGATCCCACCCATTGATGTTTGGATTATTTCGCGCTGGGCGTCAAGGCCAAGCGCACTGATTCCCTGCCTTTTTGTGGATACTCTGATCCATGATATATATTCTCGTGCCATTTTTTGTATATCATTTTACAAATAATTTAATAGCACAAAATCCAGCCCATATCGACCACAAGACAGCTTGAGCCAGGATAAACGCTGATGGGGAAAATGAGTACAAAGCCCATTGAATAACAGCGGTAATCACCGCGATAATAAATAAAGTCTTCCACATAATCATCTTACGTATTTAGGTTTATAATTCTTTTTCGGAACCCATTTTTGACCCTTGAATCCCTTCCATTTAGCGGAGTAAGCACTCAGCAAATACGCCCGATACGACGCAATTTCGCAATTCTTAACCAGCCATCTATCCGTCGATTCGGAGGTGTTCCATATCGGAAAATCGTTGACTCGTGAGTAATAATCAATATCCCTGGTGTGCGACTCCAAAAATTCGGGCGTAAACTCATCCGGTTCGTTTGGATAAAAGAAACCGAACGTGTATAGCCAGATATAATCACCGAGTTCCTTTTTCATTTTTTCATAATTGGTTATCCACCAATCACGGTACAGGCGGTACTCACACCCATCTATGTACGTCTTATCAATTCCTGCCATATTTTAGTTTCTAAACAGTTCATTAAATCCGTTCATTACAACCCAAAAAACGAGCAATACGGTTATTATCCACATGGTCAGAATGGATGAATTCCGTAAAGCTCATCTTTCTCGCAATCCAGCTCAAAAAGCCGGTGATCCAATGCGCACTGATTCCTGCGGCAAATTTTTCGCCACTCGTACCGGTGCCATGACGTGTCGATCCCGAAGGTCAGGTACAGCCACATCCAAAAGTTTCGTTTCATATTGCCTCCCCCACTCTTTTCACAAATTCCCCGAAATCTTCCGTTTCCTGTATTTCATCCACGCTCGACCCGTTCACGACCGCATAGATGCGGCCAAGTTTATAGACGAACTTTACAATATTCCTGCGGATTTTTTGTTCCGCGCCGACCTTTCCGTAGAGTTCGGTGCCGTGCAAAGAAATAAATCTGATTGTCTGCATAATTTAAAAGTTTAAAATTGGTTTACTGACTCCTATTTCCTTATCCCCGCCGAACGGGTCGTATTTCGTCTCCAATACCCCGCATTTTTTCAGCAGGTAATCGTATAGGCGCATCCGGGCTGCGTGGCGCATATCCACCCAGACATTGTATTTCGGGTCATTCGCGAACGCCCCAACGTGGTCAGTTTCGCAAACATATTCCGGGCCACGGAAAACGACGTACATTTGCGGATGTCGCATCACGTCGCGGTGAAATTCATGCAATTCCATGACATATCCAATTAATCACCCAGATAACCGCCAAAACAGCCATTGCCAAATATACGTAAAATTCCGGCTCTGAAATATCGTTACGATAGAGCCAATCGTAAAATTTTTGCTTTTTCATAATTTTATGGTTTTAAGAGATTTTTCTATCTCAAAAAGATCTCTGACTTCTTTATTTCCGTAATTCTGATATTATAAGCGTCCGGGCAGTTTAGATACTGATCGTTTCTGTACTTGACCGCCTCCCGGTGAGATTTCGCCGTGATAGTCTCAATTTTGACATCCTTACTATCACAATATAAGTATGTCAATTTGAATGTTTTCATATTGGAAAATCAAAACATTCGTGAATTTTTAAATAATTATACCCGGAAAATTGACCCAAATTATAATGATCCAAGCGTTTTTCCAAATATTTTTTAGGGATAAATTCCATTATTGGCTTTCCGATTGCATTGCCAAGCGAAATTCCTAGCGTGTAATCTGCATAACTGTTACCTCCTGATGCTTTTACATCTACTCTCATCCCCGCTTTTAAGGACTTGACCTTTTTACCTGTTTTTGTCGAAAATTTTTCGACAAAGGTAAGCGGGGTCTCATTCCGTAGAAACGAAATTAAATCTTTCGCGTCGTTAACGCAAAGATTTGAAAATGTAATTGATATTTGTGACGGCTCAGCCTTTTCCAAGGCAATTTGAAATGATCTTAAAATTTCTACTATTGTCATGATTTTCGCCCTTTCGGGACTTATTAAGATTTATAATTCTTCTGAAAAACGTCCCCGGATTTCCTGAACGGTTCCGTAGCTTTTTCTTTCACCAACATACAGTTTCTTGATCGCTTCTTTCAGATTGTCAGCCTCAACGGTTGCCGGGTACCAGGTGCCGTTAATTGCTTCGTCTTTTCCGCTAAATTTTTTCATGATCGTTCGTTTTTTTAATTAGTAAATTTGTTTGTTTTGTCCCCTGCTGCAATCAGATGCAATGCTCAAAGGCGGCAGAGGGTGTAAAAGGGTTAATCAATATCAAAGTTATACGGGTTCCAAATCACATATGGATATGCATAATCGACGCCCTCCTCGTCCATTTCGGATTTATTTTCGCAAATCTGAATAGCGAATGAACTTGATTTCATCGCTTCACGTACCTTGTCTGCATCAAAACCGCTTAAATAGCAGAATTCAGCAGCCTTTTTAGATAATCTTTCAAGATTTTTCATTATCGTATTTTTAGATTGTTTATTAATTCCAAATTGGTCTGATTGTTTGCCCGTCAAGCCGGTAGCACAGCTGAGAAATTATTCAATGACGCACGTCTGATTTTTGATTTCATCGAGATTAACATCATAACAATCATCTTGTATTTCGTAGATAAATTGATTTGCACAGAAGGATTCTTTGCCTTGAAACGAAATCTCATCTGTATCGAATACATCCACCTCTTTTGTTTCTAAATCAACAGTAACGGTTGTTGATTCGTTGATATTGTTCAATCCAAAACTATTCAATTTTTCGCTGATTCTTTTTACTAAGGTTTTCATTTTGTTTAGAATTATATTGTTTATTAATTCCACCGTGGTCTGATTGTTCGCCCGTATAGCTGGTAGCACAGCGTGGAAAATATTATCCAATCCACCAATAGCCCTGAGCGGTAACCATTACGGCGCGCTCACTTCCATTCTTGAAAATGATGCCCGAAAAGTTACGGCTATTCTTGCGTGACAACCTTAACCTTGTTTTGTCTCCTCTTTTTGAAGACCAATAAAAGACCGCAGGTGATGCGATTCCGGCGACATACTTTGCAGTGCGTCCGTCAAATGTAGAGTTGATGTTTTTAGGGTTTTCAGTTGTTGTTTTCATATTTTTTTCGCGGGTGCAGGCCGCTTGGTTTTTCCCTGCACTATGTATTTTTAGTACCCCATCCAGGAATCGAACCCGACACCTTGGAAAACACAACTAAACCAAGACCTTTTTGTTGGGGCAAATTCGGGGTGATATAGCGCACCCCGTCGCCTGTTAAGATTCACTTCTTTTTATAGCAGTGCAAATCGCACTCCTTAACAAGATTAAAATCCTCCATGAATTTTTCAAATCCATCTAAGGCTGTTCCACCGCCCCTGTCTGATCCCGGAATATTAGTCCAAAACCATGAAACAAATGGCCATCCATTTAGAAATCCAAAACCGGTAACCTTTAAGCGGTCTCCGTTTTCGTTAGCATAAATACCGGGTACAAAATTTCTCATATTCTCCTGGGGCCGGTCTTTCTTTTTTGTTTTCATGGCTTATAATTTCTAAATCCATCCCGCTCAGCCTTTTCCCGGCTGCACAGCGCGAACACTCCCATGTCGTCCGCAATTTCCACGTAATTATCCCCGCCTATCCAGTTCGGCAATATCGCGTTGCTAATCTGCGTATAACCTTTGCTTTTCATCTTGGCGTGAAATTCCTGGAATTCCGCGCGCGTTTTTGTTCTGATTATCATTTTAGTCGTATAAATATAACTGTTTTAGATCCAAGGCTTTTCCGATGTTCGATTCTGTCCACAATTCGATAGTGGTCAAATTCTGGTCAAAATCGTCGATTCCGTTGTAGATTTCCCATTGGTCGTTGCCAAGGTACTGTACATTCTTGCTGCTCCTTGCCGCGCCCATGCGGACAAAGCATTCAATGGGCGCGTCAAATGCCAGCGTTTTAAACTGGTCGATGCTTTCAATTTTTTTCATTTCAAAAAAGTTATTTTAATATACCGTTCAATTTTACTCTGACTCATGCAGTCCAAGGCGACAAATCGCTCCGTCGTGATCACCCTGCCATAATTCGACGCGATCGTAGTCGCATCCTTGCTCGCAATCTGGCAGAGGAAGGATTCTCCTGCCTTCATGTTTTGAAACGCCCATCCGCATAGGGATGACGGCGCGCCTTTTGGTCTACCTCTCATTTTAAGTCGGATAAATAGGTTTCATCTACGCTCTCATTCAGAGTGACACCAAGCTCTCCGGCGTACTTTTCCATAGCAGGCAGGCACAATTCGTACAGAAATTCATCATCAAATACCGCGACCAAAGTATCCTTCATTCGCGATCGAAAATAAACTTTAACCATTTTATTCAGTCTTAAAGCGTTCAAATAATTCAATACAAATCGCGTCGTTCATATCCTCGATTACCGACTCGGAAATTCCTTCGATAATTTCAGACAGCAATTCAACCTTTTTGTCGTCTGTCATTTCCGGTAATTTTACGCCGGCATCCTGCGCGCAAGAATCAATATCTCCTGCCGACCATTTGAATAAATGCGATTCAATATACCCAAACTCGCGTAATTCTGCGAATAACTTCTCAACTCTTTTTTCGTTGTATGGTTTCATCTTGCCTTACATTTATGGTTTTTCAATCCCCACTCCTTTATACTCATTCTCTTGACGTTTTCCGCACCGTCGAAACTTAGGCGCAAATTCCTGTCCTCATCCCGGCACCATTGTTCATATTCCGTCCGGCTCGGAGTGAATATTTCCCCGCATTTCGGGCAGGTTATTTTATCCGGGTTCGGCTTGGGAAACATCTTCATAACCGTTACATCATACCCGATCCGCTCTAATTCCGCAAGCAAATCGCGATAATCTTTTGCGGGTTTGGTTTTTCGGATCCAGTCAGGCGAACATTCGCAATGTTGCCCCGTGTGTTCGTAGCCCTGAATAGGCCAAGTGTCAAGAAATGCAGCGAAAACGTCGCCGCCGCTTTTTTCTTGCCGGAAGCTGACACGAATTTTTGTGCGTGGTTCCGGGGTTGGTTCGGTGAAAAATAGGTTAGTGCTCATGTATTCTATTTATATAATCTACTACAAAAATATATGCCTCGGAAATATTATCCGTTAATAAGGCGTATTTTACACCGTCCAATTCGTCGGGCTCTTCGCATTGGTTCGTTATCTCGGCAATCACCGGCATAAGCCAATCCCAAGAGATATGAAATAGCAGGATATACCCGTCTATTCTATCATACCTCATAAACTCAGCAATTAATTTATTGCCGCTTAAAATTTCTTCGTTTGTCATAATCTGTGTTTTTAGTTGTTTTTATTCCAAGCCCCGCCGTTCAGTAGGGTTTCGCTCGACTTTCGCGGGCTCATCGGTGGGTTAAAGTATCACAGTAAATTTCAGCCTCAAATCTGGTATTAAAACTTTTACAGGCATCGAAATCGTGCTCGCCAAAGCGAACAACCGTGACTCCAAACCTATACTTTCCTAAAAATTCTCCGCGTGTTAATTCGGCCACTCCATTCTTTATCCGGCAATAGCCTAATAATTTCGGGGTTACAAAATTTAATCCCTTGACAACACTTTTAAATTCAGCCGCCAAATCCGGCGCTAATGTAAATTCAACTTTTTTCATGTTTTTATTGTTTTATTTATAAAAAATTGCATAAATTTCTTTAGTCGGATCACTCCATGATCCCCTCCAGTGCCAGCCTTTTACGACGACTTTTGCAGTCGCGTTTTTACCCCTGAGCGTATCAAACGCTATGTTCAATTGTTTATACCCGTCTTTAATGAGTCGGGATTCCAATTCTCTAAAATTTTCGGTAAATATGATATTTCCAGAGTTTTGGCTAAACAACAGGTCAGACTTATTTGCCCAGCCTCTTATCGTTTTTGTTTTTGTCTTCATTTTGTCCATCTTTTATCCAGTGACATTGCCGCCCTGTTTTTCAGCACGTGAAATTCGTGCATCACCTGTTTAACAACATCTTCGTTCGCTACGAAATTCATCTGAAGGATGATTTCGTCCGATCTGATTCCGGCCTTCAAAAAGGATAAAACCAATTCGTTCATCCTTTTTGAATTCACTCCGCTCGGGCTATCTATTTCTATAATTTTCTTCATAAATAATCCTCCCGTTTTGTGGAAAACTTAATGCCTGAATAATCTGGAACCCAACAATTGAGTGGATATTTTTCAGATTGTTTGCCCGTTTTTCGGCCTCAAAAATTATTCGGTTTAATCCGAATCGTCCATCTGCAGGATAACAGCCGTCTGATCCCAATAATTCAATTGGTTTCCGGTTGTCGTCTGAAAATCGCGGCGGAATTGAGCCCTGAATATATCCGGTGCTCATGGTTAAAAATTGTACGTATCTCATTTTGTTGCGTTTTTATTCGTTTAAAAAACATTACGTCAAACTATCTGATAGTGGATGTCTGATCCCAATCATTTAATTTTCCTTTTGTTGTTGCGTTTTCAAGTAATTCGTAGTACCGTTTGTTCCAAAAATACGACGGGAGGAAAACCCTCAAATTTCTTCGTTCGTCTAGTACTTGTTTTAATAAATCTATATTATACGGACAATCAGTTACGCCGAAATAACGATTTACTCTTTCTATGCAATGCTCAAGTGTCTCCGGCTTTTTGGATTCGTCGAAGTCGTACGGGAAATATTCATCAATATCCATGATCACATTTTTATTTGTTAATACTAAAGTCGTTCCGTCGCCCGTAAACCCACCGGGCTAAAAAAAGCTAAACTTCGACGGCTATTTGTTACTCAATCACCCGGTAAAAGGCGGCGTATTTTCCCGTCTTATTATCGGTACAATTATAGTTTTCGTACATATCAACAAATTCATCAAACGGCGTTCTGTTGTTCATTTCCATAGTTGTGCACCACTGATTGAAGGGGTGCAAATTTACCGGGCAAAGAAAAACTCGTTCCCCGTTTTTGTGTTTTACCCGCGCGGTATTTTTGTTAATCCGCTCAATGTCCAAATATTCACCCTGGACTTTTCCTGAAAATTGTTTCTTTTTCATTTTCGTGTTTATTTAATTTCAAACCTCACTCCGAAAAACCAGTAAATTTTACGCCGTGAAATTTCAATCCGATTTAGCTTTTCGGTGTTGACACCACGTCTGCATGCCTCTTTTTCAGTAAGCAATTCATTTGCAACCAAAAACCAACCATTTTTAAGCCGTTTTTGGTCTAATTTTACAGGAACTTTATAGTATGTCATTTTCTTTCGTTTTATTTAAACGCAAAAATCCCCCTACCTTTGCAGATAGAGGGGTTTTTGGTCGGTTTTTGTTGGTGTTACTTTTCGGGTGTAATTAATATGCCTTTTTCCGTTTTGCCAACAAGCGTCAACGTGCTAAACGGTTTACGTCTATTTTCCAGATCGGCCAAAAATGCCTGATAATCGGCTTCATCGTACCCCGCAATATCGGCCAAAAAATCAGCCTCAATATGGTTTGTCAATCCAGTTACCCACGCTTCGCCGGCTGGCAAATCAATGGTTATCACGTCCACTGCTTTGCAGTATAGGTCCGACAAGTAGGAAATTTGATCATTCATCGAAGCGGCTGCAAATGACGTCTTAACAGGCACGCACACAATATCTTTGTCAGACGGTATGCCTACAGATTCACCCGCTTGCATCCTCTTAATCACTTCAGTCAGTACGGCCGCTTTGGCTTGTGCACTACATTCACCAAAAGCACGTTCTTCGATTCCCACAATTTTCACGTCCGCCATATCGGCCTTCGTCTTGTCAAGTAGAAACAGCAGAGCGCTGATCTTTTCAACTTTCGTTAACGCGTTAAAATCAACCGTTTTAGTAGCGTCTTTTTCGGCCCTTTCTTTGAGCCATTTTGCATAATCAAATGTTGTCTTCATTTTGTTGTGTTTTTGAAATTGTGTCCAATATCGGACGTTGCCCCCTTATACGTGTACAACACATAAGGCCCTGTTTGCAGGCCTTATATAAGGGGTAAAAGAAATGGTTAATAACGTCTAAAGCTACTTTCAGACCGTCCGTCGGAAAATTGAACCATATATCGGTACAGTTTTTTGTATCTAACAATAGTTAATATAGCCCTATTCATCATAGATACGTTTTTTTCAAAATCAGTTGTTTTCATAGTTGTATGTTTTAATCAGTTTAATTTACATGAGAAAATGAGACAGAACTCATCATTATTTCCAGCCTTTTGTATGTATTTCATACAGTCCTCAATTGATCCATCGAATAGTACTTTTTCGCCTATTCTGTAGTCATCAACAATAAAATAAACGTTAAAAATAAATTGTTTCATAGTTTTTGTGTTTTTAAGTTAAGAAAAATTGTACCCCGTTAAAATCCGATTTTTACCGCAAACCAGGTATTTGCCCGAATGCGTAAACAGGGTAAAAGTAACACCAGCACGTCAAAGATTCTATTTCATAAGCAGCGATATACAGCAAGCAACCAATCTAATGATTTTTACCGTCAAATGTACAGCCCGAACAAACGGGTTACCATATCGCCTAAAATGGCTTAAGAATAGCGGCCTTTCAATCCAACCAGGCACACGCTCGCGCGCGGGTATGGCAAGGGCAAAGCAGGCCGAAACTCAAAGAACAACTAACAGAACGCAATGTACATAATCTTTGTATTATCTCCAAAATATTTGGTATCTAATTTCATCCAGTTCTACCAGTTTTAACATCATTTAACATCCAATGTTTCAGCAACATCAATTTTAACTAAAAATGAAAGTCGGATTTTTGGCCATTTTTAACTATATGATTATCAACACATTGACACTCTATTTAAACTTTATGTTAAGCGTTAAATTAATATTAACGTTAAAATGTATTAATTGAGATAAGTCTCTGATAATCAAATATATATAAGGCCAATATAAAGTAAACGTTAAATAGTCGGCTTTTGACTTGTATATACAAGTTGGACGAAGGAAAATATAATGTGTTGATTATTAGATAGTTGGATTTGACTTGTATATACAAGTTTGGAATTTAGTTAATTAAATTAATGTTAATAATATGACTTTTTTCAAGAATCAGGTATGCGATTCTTTAATTTTGATTTATATTGATACCCACTTCGCATATCAACGAGTTAGAACCCTTAAACGACCGTTTAAGGTTACAAACGGTTGTAACTATCTGATTATCAAGTAGTTAGGGGTCCCCCGACGGGAAAAAGAGAAGAGAAAAAAGAAGGAAGCGACTCTCAAATTTTTTTTTATTTTTTTACAGATATTTCGTAATGGAAAATATTCAACACAACGTTACCAAATTTACCAAATCATTACCATTTCCTAAATAAGTACACAAAAAAAATCCGCTGCCGTTAATGCCGTTTTTATGCCGTTAGAAAATTATTAATTAACGGCAGATAATGTATTGATATATAGACATTTATACACAATGCCGTTAATGCCGTTAAATTTTATATAAGATATACACACGCGCACACGCACACATTAGGGCCCTTAGGGTCGAAAAAAACAACGGCATTAACGGCACTAATTTATAACCTTGTATAATACAGTGAGTTGGGTGCCTTTTTGTGGCCGTTAAGAGGTAATTTCCTAACGGCAACCTAACGGCACTTCACGGCAAACAACGGCATTTAACGTTGTTTAACAAAATAATGTGGATAATTATTATGATTATTTGGATTTTTGGAGTAGATTTGTATTCGGAAAAGTCGTGTCAGGTTACATACCTTAAACGGGGGTATAATTGTTAACCACTTGACAGAAAAATAGATGGAAGCCTAAAAAAGCAAACGACAAAGAAAAAAAATCAATTTACATTTGGTTTTTTCTTATATAAATTAACATTAAAAAAACTATTTATGAAACAAGCGCGCGAGAACCGCAAAAATTACGAAGAAAAAAAAGGCTGGAAGGGCGATCTACAGGGCTTTCCAGACGAAATCGTCGAAAAAATGCTCGAAAACCAGGAAAAACAGATCGGAAAGAGGGATGTCGGGGTGTTTGAAAAGACGAGACACGCTGGCGGATTATCGGGTGGTTTTGACTGGTGGGCAACGACGGAACGGGATGCGTTTTGGAGGGATGTGATATTTAATCGGAACTTTGACGCGTTCTTTGAAAGGTATCCAAAAAAAAATATGGAAAGCAATAATAAGTTTCCGCGCATGATGCTGGTGTCGGATGCTCCGATCACGGAAAATAATCCAGGATTGGAAAGAATGGTGATGAGGATGGAGGGGAATCGATATATTGCGCTGGCGGAACCGGAAAAGGTGGAGTGTTTATGGTTTTATGCGGCGGAGATCGGCGAAAAGAAATGGGTACCGAAAAAAGGCGACGTGTGCGACAACGGGCAGGGATTGACGTATATATATAAAGAGCGCACGAATGCGGGGAACATAAAGGTTCTATTGGTGCCTTACAGAGGCGGAATTTCAACCGACGCCATCATGGCTGCCCACACCCCGAGGCTTGCGACCAAAAAACAGCGCCGAGAATTTTTCAACCAACTTAAGAAAGCCGGATACCGATGGGATGCGGTGAAGATGGAGGTGGTGGAAAAAGCGAATACAGCATCGGTATGGGATAGGGGATTTTGGACTGTTCTTAATTCTCATGAAGCGGGAGATACGGTGAAAAAAGGGGGAATATACGCCCCGATTAAGTCCATACCGAAAATGACGGCGCGGATGCAGGTCGACAACCTGGACAAAATGGCGGGCGCACACATGAGCACCCTGACTGCGACTAAACCTTGGACTCCTACCGATGGAGAGGTGGTGAAGATGGAGGTGGTGAAGATAAATAAATCCACCCAAACACCATCTACTGATATTCTAAGCGAATACTTTAGGTCCGTATTGAGTAAGCCGATTGATAGACGATCTATTGAGGAGAAAATGGCGTGTGCTAAATGCAAGAATTACGCGGCGGAGAGCATCGGACAAACGATAGCTGATAAAATAGAGGAAGATCTTAGCGGAGTTAAGCCAAAAAAACTATCAAAAGATGAGTCTAAAAAAATGTTTGAATTTGGAATATTATTTAGCACGAATGGTGGAGCATGGGCCCCTACCGATGGGGACGTGGTGAAACTGAAGGGCGGGGGGATCCTGATATATAAAGGAAAAAACCAGCTCCTGAATACGCTTCATTCTTATGCCCTCCTTTATGGTGGCAGGTTTTTTACTGGTACATGCATATTCACTGGGTTCGATTACAGGTTGGCCACCCGTGAAGAGCGCTGCCTATTTTTTGAAAAGATGGTCGAGGCTGGATACAAGTGGAACGCCAAGAAGAAGGTGTTGACGAAAGTGGAAAAATGGGAACCGAAGGATGGGGATATAATCACACAAAATAATGGATGGATTACAATATTCAAAAAAGAGCAGGCTGGCCGTGTTTTTCCTTACGCCACAATTAGCGAAGATGGCAATTTATATACTGATGAAGACTGTATTATTACGTGTGGAGAATTTTCGGGCATCCGTGGACTAGCGACCTCGCCTGAGCGCCAACGGCTCATCTCTGCCCTTGACAAAGACGGTAAAATATGGAACGCCGAAAAGAAACAGGTGGAGACGAAAAGATGGAGGGCGGATAAAGGTGAATCATATTATTATATTGATTCCGATGGACTCCAGAGACCTCGAAAGGACTATCGTGATAGGCTAGATGGGTACCACTACGAACTTGGCAATTATTTCCGCACCGAATCCGAAGCCACCGAATTTTTCAACTCCGAAGTAAAACCCGCCTTTCTGAAAAGGCACAAAATTTGAATGACATGAGAAAGTTTGAAAAAATAGCGGTCGAGAAAATATTTAAGAAGGTCTCGGTCTATGTTTTTGATCCTAAATCCGGCCACCATGAAAGCCTTCACGAGGCAAGGGTTGTTGTTCTAAACATTGACAACGCAAAAATGCAACTTTCCGAGTTTAAGCCGTATTCGGCAGCCTTGTGGATTAGTGGGAAATTCCATCCGAACAAGCTGTTTGTATACGGATCAAACGGCGAGGTTTGCCGTATGATTGGAAGTGTTTTATCTGATGCAATACAGAATATTCAACACTGCGTTCAAGGTGTTGAGCCCATCATGTGCGACGGGGTGGCTCCATCAAAAGAAGCGCTGAAGAAGATAAAAGAAATGGCTGTTGGCGAATTTATATTTGAATGACATGAAAAGCTACACAATAATCTTACCCAACAAAATGGTGATCGCACTGGAGGCCGCAGCGATACGCAGGCAGGGTGGCGAATTCTTATTTTTCTCTGAACCCGGATGTGGAGCGTTGAGTAATTTTGCCACGGCGCCGGAAGGGTCGATGGTTATGGAGGATGCGGGAAAACGTGGATTTAAAATAGTGGGGAAATGAGATATACCCTTCTGAATAAGAATAAGATCCGCGAAAAATTCGGAGAACCGGTGCTGTATGAATTGATGGGCTTGGCGAAAACGTGGGCCGCAACCGAGCCGGAAGTGAAACAAGGAGACCGTGTGATAATGGGCCGCTATGAAGTAGAAGTTACCAGATTGATATATGATGTAGTGAATTTGGCGTTGAAAAAAGTAGACAAATGAGCAGGACGGAAGGAAGCGGTTGGGGTGGTGGACCCCTACTTTATCAGCCTTGCCCTATATGTGGGCAGAAGAAAGCCTATTACGACCCGCATGATTTTCTAACGAAAGAGTTTAAATGCACGAACCATAATTGCATGGAGAGGTTTGCGAGTAAGGAATTGATTCGAAAAACGTATAAATAAAATGGAACTGAAAACTAAGAAAAAAATCATGAACTTTATCGCCAAGATATTGGGGATAGAAAAAGATTGGAATGAACCGAAGACGACTGGAGGATGTGGACAACCCGACCCTATGTTTTTGAAGCGCAGTCTTGAAATTGTAGATCTATGGGGCGAAGTTCGGATCAAGCGAGAGGAGGCAATCAAATATACGCCCGAAGAACTTAATTTCAGACAGGCGCGGGAAATATCGGGAAACATTATCCGGCAACTTCAGGAATTGGGAATGGTTGAGTGTACCCGAAATTTGAAATCCGAAACTGACTGCGTTGTTGAATATCGCCTGCGGGTGGTTAAACCTGAATCAAAATGAAAACAATTCAAGTTGAGGATAGCGTCTACGACGCCCTTGTCGAGATTTCTAAGAACATGAACGCGCAGGATAATCGAGGAACCGCATACCCAATCCTATTCCAGATCCAGACAAATGAACGGATTGCAGTACCGGAGGGATGCGGCACGGAAGGCTGGTATAAGGATGGAATAATATTGGAAACGGAAACCGAAGTGGTGGATGCCATTAACGATTTTAACAATGATAATAATATGTTTGTTGCACGATTTGTAACGCTCGAATCATGGGAACAGGAAGAGATCATGGAGGAAGCCGGATGGCAGAAGATGAATTTTGATTACGAATACAAGTATCAGAACGCGTTCTTTACCGAAAAGGCCTGCGAGGAACACATTCGGCTCAACTCATATCATTATGCCGAACCTTGTAGCTATGTGGATCACGCGTTCAGAAATCCGGAGATGGAAATGGTGCAGAATTTTTTAATAAATTTAACGAAATGAAGTTAGCAATAGCAAAAGAACTCGACCAACACGACGTGCGTATGGTGGATTTTGTCATCAACGAATACGGACCCGACGGAGGAATTATTGTTCGGAAAATTGAAATGGAAAAGTGGAAACACGACGCGTATCGGTCAATTCTGATGTCAATAATTGCAAACGACCTGGTGAAGTTTAAATTGGACGAAAATATCGGACGGGCAGAGATGAAAATAAAATAAAACAGATGGAAATAAAAGTAACCAGCCTTACGTGGGACGGGCCAAAATTGACAGTTGAATGCGAGGACGGAATGACTCTCGTTTTTCCTAATGCGGAACTCAGAGTCGACTCCGGTGGGATAGGACAGAATGAGCTCGTATTGACTATTTTAGCTAAAAAACCAGAGAAATATTAAATGTATTCAACTAAAAACTAAAGAAAAATGACACAAGAACAGTTAAAAGCGGCAAATGAATTGTATGAAAGAATAGGGGTATTTAAAAACATAATAAATTCGCTCTCAATGGAATGCGGTGGTGAAATATCGATAGCACAGGCATACTCGTCTCGTGACGTACCTGACATGAAGCTATCCGTGGCGGCAAACCCGACAAGTCAGCTCGGCCAATCTGTAAGAATTATACTTGAGGCAACAAAGCGCACCCTCCTGTCCATTCACGAGCGGGAATTATGTAAACTTGAAAAAGAATTCGAAAAAATTTAACCATGCTTAAATCAATATTTGTAACATACAATCACACCCACGAACTGGAGGTATCCATAGGTTCTTTCTTGTTACAGACTAACCCTAACTGGGAGATGCTCATAGTCCACGACGGGCCGGCGCCGAAAGTTGTACATAAAATAATGGATCGGTATAAAGACGATCCCCGTATAAAATTTACTTGCACATTAAAACGGAATGGGAAATACGGGCATATCAACCGCAGATATTTTTTAAACTCGCTTGTTGCAGACGAAAACGATTGGGTCTTATTATCTAATTCAGACAACTATTATTGTCCCCAATTTGTTTCTCAAATGATGGAGGCGACCAAAAAGGAGAATGCTGGATTTATCTATTCAGATACAATTCACTCGCATCTGAACTACGGATACCACCGCAGCCGACTGTTTGAAGGTGGTTTGGATATGGGATGTTTTATAGTCCGAGCCGACATCTCAAAATTCGTAGGATTTACACATGACGATTTTAGTGCCGACGGGTTCTACGCTGAATCCTGCGCAAAGGAATGCGCTCGGAGAGGGTTGGTGGCGTATCATATAGCGCGCGCGCTATTCGTTCATAACTAACTGACATGGAGATACTTATAATAGATATTGAGACCACGGATTTTCAAGGCAAGGGTGGCAAGATTGTCGAAGTTGGGATCATCTCACTCAACCTTGAATCCGGTGAAAAGAAGATCCTGTTTGACAAAGTGGTGCATGAGCGCCCGATCACCCGCAAGGAAGTCGAGGAAAGTTGGATCGTAACGAATGGGTACATGAGCGTCGAGGAGATCCAGAACTCCCCGCAACTTGCGCTATTGATCCCGGAAATCCAGTCCATACTTGACGCTTACCCACTTGGGGCAACCGCATACAATCGGGCGTTTGATTTCAACTTCTTGGAAAGTCGCGGGGTAAGGTTTCCGAGAAAGCTACCATGCCTGATGCTCTTGTCAACGGATATATGCCAACTGTCCGGAAAGTACGGAAGCTATAAATGGCCGAAAGTTGAGGAGGCGTATAATCATTTCTTCGGCACGGATCACGGGTACGTCGAAAAACACCGTGGGGCGGACGATGCTTTCCATGAGGCTGACATTGTGCTGGCGTTGTATAGGATGGGTGTTTTTAAAATTGATTAAATAAAATAAGAAAAATGACAAAAAGATCTTTTATCGCGCTGATTAAGGCGCTTGGGTTCGAAAAACACGATAAAAACGCGTTTCGATCAAACAGTGATAAACTTGCTGTGGTTGTCCACGAGGATAGAGTAGCCCTTGTCTCATGCACGTCTGGCAGGCTATGCGAATCGGTGGATTTCAATGAAATCATCGAAGCAATCATTAAACACCGGGCTGGGGTATTGTGAAAAACGAAGCGATCAATAATGAGGATAGGGTTCTGCGTCTCGAAGCTTTTGAGTCTATGGATTGGACTAAGGTGGATATGCATGGGGTTGGAGATGTTATAATACACCCATTAGTAAGCGAAAATTCAAGATTATATGATATAGGGATGGTCACAATTACGGCAGATTTTGGAGAAGGAGGGTTATTGCAAGCTGTACATGAGTGGATAATATCTAATGGGAAATTACCTAAATTAATAAAAACAACAACTAAATAAATAATTATGCGCATTTCAGAATTACAAGCGTCGAATCCGGCTTTATTTTGCACGGATAAGTTCTCCGGCCACTCGTATGCAGCGTTCTATGATGAATTATTTGCGGGGAAAGAGAATGCGGAGTTGAATATCCTTGAGATTGGAGTCTACAAAGGCGGATCAATTCGCCTAATGCGAGACTACATGAAGAGTGCGCATATATGCGGAATTGATATAGTTGACCGAACTGGCGTTAATGAAAGTAATATCCCATCTTGGTTTTATAATATGAATTTATGGACGGTTAATGCTTATAGTCCAGAATATTGGGATAGGATTTTTAAGCATGGCATGTTTGACGTTATAATCGAGGATGGAAGTCATGAAAAATCACACCAAATCTACGCCCTTCAAAACTTCCCCGCTTATCTCAAGCCTGGCGGATTCCTAATTATCGAGGATATTCCCGAAGGCCGCGAAGAGGAACTGATCGCCTTGGCACCGGATGGCGGAAAATGCTGGATAGTGAATCTGCGCCATATAAAGGGCAGGTGGGATGATTGTTTGATTGTGTTTAAAAAAGATTGAAAATGGAACAGTACGAAATTCATATCCAGAATGATTTCAACACAAGAAGTGTAGCTGTGTGGGTAACAAAGCGTTGCGTGGACGGATCGAAGAATATATCCCAAAACAGGGGCAAACTTATCGAAACATTAATCGACCCGTGTATCGTTAGATCCTCGTATTTGAAGCCGTTTTTATCGTTGCCTTCCGAATTTGCCGCGCATCTTTTTAAGGCTATATCTGACAATCAACACAGCATGGGCATAAAAACCCCGGAAGAAAATCTTATTACTGGAAAACTACAAGCAACAGAGTCACACTTGGCTGATATGCGCGAAATAAACAAAAAGATTCTTGATTTTATTACAACCAAAAAAGATTGATTATGCGGCCACTATTAGAAATTTTCACAACAAGCTGGAACGAGCCGGCAACCGTCGAGCGTTTTATTAAATGGTATCGAGAAAGAGTGCCCATGTGCGACATAACCGTTCATGATAACATGTCAACGGATGGTAATGAAACGCGATTTGTATGCGATATAAACAAGGTGAAGTTTCGCCAATTTGATACCGGTGGAAAAATGGATGAATCTGCCTTGATTTCTTTAAGGAACAACGCATGGAAAAGGTCTAATGCGATGTTTATAATCGTATGCGACAGCGATGAACTTATCGATATTACAGAGCAAGATTTACTTGATTGCAATGACGGCGAAAAATGGAACCTGTGTAAATGCCAAGGAGTAGAACTCTTTGGCGCGGACGATGACAAGCCGGATGAATTTTGGGGAATCGAATCCGAAGGGTATTGTAAGAGCGTCCTTTTTCACGCGCCTTCGGTTCTCGACATGAATTTTGCCCCTGGCAGCCACACCTGCCAACCCACGATGCGAGATGTGGTACAGCCAAAATGGAGCGAAATCCATTATCCGCTGTATCATACTAAGTGGCAGAACTGGGACACGGGGCTTGCAAGGCAGCACGAGATCCGTGATCGCGGAATAGCCGAGGATAGCAAGCATAAAGGTTGGAATTTTCATTATGGACTCCCAGACGCTGCGCATGAGGAATATTTTCAAAATGGATTTAAAAATAGGAGGAGATTCCTATGATACGATGCAACCAATTTGGGCAGCACACACGACTCGGGAACTGGCTTTTTGTGTACGCGACCATCGTGAGCGTGGCCGAGGCGACCGGGCATGAGGTGGAGATGCCGGCTAAATATTTTCTATGGAAATATCTTGCGCATCCGCCGAAACTGACTACCGATACCGAGTACGACCTGCTTTTTCAGGCACCGGGGCCGGGATATTCTGATACAGCGAAAAATTACATGTATGAGTTTTTTCGCAGCAATCGAAATAAGGTTATAAATTTTGATCTGACTTGCTTTCTGCAATCCGAGAAGTGGTTTGACGTCGGAATAGTGAAAGAAAAGTTCCAGTTTAGCCGCGACGCCGTAGAATCGACCCTTGATAAATATGATGGGTTCAAGGAAGCCCAGCTTGTCGGGCTTGGAATCCGTCGTGGAGATTTTGTCGGGCACGAGGTTTTTTATCAGATACCAGAGACGTGGTATTTTGAAACGCTTGGCAAGTTTTATCCTTCATGGAAAAAGAACAGCAAGGTCGTGGTGTTTTCCGACGACATCGCGTGGTGCCGCTCTTATTTTCACGACCAGCCGTTCTTTTACCCGGAGCCGAACAATACTCACCTGCACGGCCCGATGTACCACTCAGACCCTATGGATCAGTTCGTACTTGGTGCAAGCTGCGACTATTTCATTGGCGGTAGCTCCACATTCTCGTGGTGGCAGATGTGGTATGTCAAGAATATAATGGATGGGGAGGCCGTACATTGCGGGAGAAATATATCGGATGCATTCCAAGAAAGGTACGGAAATGACGATTATTACCCGACTGACTGGAAATTGTCAAAAATTTAAAATAATTGGACAATAGCCGCACATTTTGGATTAATTGTATTATATTTGCTTTTGAAAATAAATAATTTGAAAATGGAAGAAATAGCAATCCACACCGCCGAATTCGACGGATACAAATGGTATTCCCTTTCCCAGTTTTGCAAGTTGGTGGGGAAACATCCAGAAACCATACGTCTTTGGACGAAGGGCAGCGAGCCTCGCGCGATCAGGGACAGTTCCAGGGGGGTACTGCTGTATCGCCTTGCTGACGGATTCACCGTTTTGAGGGCAGAGATAGCTTCGACGGAATCTGCCGGGCCTGAACTGGAACCGGAAGCCGTAGCGGAATCAGAACAAGGAAGAGAATCGGAAACATCGGAGGAATAATCCATGGAAATGGACCATGTAATAGGAAGGCTATCCCAAGCCCTCTCCACCCTTGGCGGCCTTGGGGCTGAACACACCAAGGTGGATGTGGTGATAGAGGGTAAGATTGCTATTGAAATTGCAAGGGTTGCATCGGAGAATGGAATCAGAAAAGGAGAGGAAACATTATTTATATACAACGGAATAAAGTACGAGAAATTAAGTAGCAATAATGTATATGATTTAATTTGCGGGCTGCTTGAGGAGCTTGAGATTGGTATACCATATCAAATGAAAAGCATTGAGTCTATTTTTAAGCGTATATACCGGTCGCGCAAAATGAAGTCGTTTGAGCCGTCGAAAAGTATAATATCCTTCAATAACTGCGTGCTGACGCTTAACGACATGAAATCGCACGAGCATGGACCGGAGTGGATGACGAGAACGCACATTCCGCACGGCTATGACCCAAAAGCGAAATGCCCTGAGTGGCGAAAATTTTTGACCGAAGTCATATCCGACGAGGATTCAATAAAGGTATTGCAGGAATTTTTTGGGCTGATGTTTATCGACAGAGCTGATATGAAAGTAGCGGTCGCCATGTTTCTCTACGGAACGGGGGCAAATGGGAAAACGGTACTCGGAGATACTATAAATTACGTTATTGGGCAAGAAAATTATACGAACTTTTCCTTTCCACAGCTTTGTACCACCAATGATGCAAATTACAACACGGCTGTGGCAAACGGTAAATTATTGAACAACGTCTCAGATATGGGAGACAAGGACTTTTCTGGGGGGCAATTTAAGGCGATAACATCCTATGATCCAATCATGGCTCGACCCATCGGAATGGCTCCGTTCACGGCAAGGGAGATGCCGCTGATGATGGCGAGCATAAACAAGGTCCCGGTTACGACCGACTCGACGAATGGGAACTGGAGGAGATATAAGATTGTCCGTTTTGAAAAGACATTTGAGGGGAAGTCCGCTGATGGATACGTGGAACTGAAATTAAGGACCGAGGCATCTGGAATTCTGAATTGGATAATGGAGGGGCGGGAAAGGCTGGTAAAATCACATGGGCAATTTACCGAATCGGAAAAGATGGAAGATGCGAATAGAAAAATGAGACAGCATTCCAGTAGCGTCCTGTCGTTCCTTGAAGAAAAAGGGTGGGTAGGAAGGCTGAAGCCTGGGCAGGCTGGGCATAGGGATTGCATGCACTCGGTAGACTTATTCTCTAATTACGTCGAATATTGCACCAGCTGGCGGAACACCCCGAAATCCAAGAATAATTTTTTCGATGATATACGACAAGAGAATTTTACATATGAACCGACACTTCGGATTTTTGGCAAGAAAAGCACTGGCTGGTCGTTTTATAAGATCGATTTCAACGATGGGGATGAAATCGGAGAACCAGAGAAGGAAACCGGATTGGGTGTATTTACGGAAGAAGAACAGGAATTACCTTTTTGATATGGGCAAATTTGAACAAACCCGAATAGACTACGCGAAAGTATTTTCGATACTTCCGCAGATAATGTCGATGCCGATGATCCGCAAAGGTCCGCGCTGGTTCGCCTCACGCCATATCGACGGGGCGTACTCGAACCGCTGGGACAAGCTGGTATGCAGGATGGTCGATGACGGGGTACAGGTTTTTGAGCAGGGCGGAGAATACCTGACGCTTTTCGCGTGGATGCAAAAATACGGAGGATGCCGCACGCCGGTCGAGGCCAGGCAAAAACTGCTGGCTCTGGGCGGTGCGGTATTTGAAGTGCCGGATACGATAGAACTGGTGGTCGAGTCGAAATTCGTCCCGCGCGTATTTATGGAACAGAGTTACGAAAAGCGCCTTCAGGTCAAGGATAATTTTTCGCTATTCATGGCTGCGACATTCGGGAAGGAAAAAGCCGAGTTTTATTTACGTAAATATCTGGTCGGCTGCTATCCGTTTAAAATCGCAGGGTCAGCGGAAAGTTCTAATATGACACAATTTTGGTATGTTAACAGCAAGGGTGTTTGCCATGACAAGCTGATGCTGTACGGACTCGATGGGCATCGAGACCACGAATACGGCGGCGGACGAAGGTTCAAAAAAGGAAAGGGTTTCTCCAACCGGTGTCTTTTCGGGGAGCATTTACTGAAAGACAGGAAGGATGGCGAACGGATTTTTGTGGTCGAGGCAGAGAAGACCGCTGTAGTCTGCGCCGCTTATTTTGGAAAGCATATTTTCTTGGCAACTGGTGGGAAAAATAACATGCCGAAAAGCTGGGTGCAACCGGACTGGACGATACTGTCGGATATAGATGCGTGGGAAGAATGGAATAAGAGGTATCCCGGGCAATGTTCCCGCTGGTGGAAAAATTATCATGGCTGGGAGTGCGGAGCGAAGGCGGATATGGGTGATTTGGTTTTGGATTATTTAATAAGAAAATAAAAAAAAAATGACAAAGCAAGAGCTTTTTAAAAAGTATAATATTGATGAATCACACTCAGCGTGGGACGAAAGTATTGACAACTGGATGAGCGTCGAGATTTGCAGGCTCGTAAATAACGGAAACCTACCTGAGCCTAAAAATATATCAGCCAGATATGTAACTGATTTCCTTGACAAGCAGGAAGACTTCCAATGGTGGGCTAAAAATGTGATGAGCAGGCCAGATTTTGGAAATTTATACTTGACTGCAAAGAGATTAGTTTATCGAACAGCCGTTCTTATTTTATTAGAAATAAAATAAACTGTGGCACAACCCGAAGGTAGATTACAAGCAGAATGTGTGAAATGGTACAGAAACGAGTGGTATCAAGATATTCACTTTCTTTGGGCCACTTTTAACGAGGGCGCAAACACCGGGGCGAAGAACTCTCTCGGAATGACCGTCGGAGTTTCTGACCTACTGAAATATGAGCCGAAAGGGCGGGGATTGATTGGGATCGAAATGAAATATCCGGGTGAAAGCCACACGGTTTCGCGCGTCACAAACCAGGCAAAATGGATCCTTGAAGTTTGTGACTGCGGCGGTTTCTGTGACGACTTCGAGCAGTTCAAATCAATCATCCAAGGACGCCCCGTATGGATTGACCCGCGCAAAGTCTTGGCGTATCTGGAAAAGGTTAAGACAGGGTCTTTTGTGTGGGATAGAAATAAATTTATATAATATGAAAAAAGAAGAAATCAGGGTCTTGGTGGCGTGCGAGGAATCTCAGGCTGTATGTATTGAGTTTCGCAAATTAGGAATAGAGGCGTATAGCTGCGATCTGCTCCCGTGCAGCGGTGGACATCCGGAGTGGCATATACAGCGGGATGTTTTCGAGGTTATAAATGATGGGTGGGATTTAATGATTGCGCATCCTGAATGTACCAGATTAACCGTGGCTGCAAATAAATACTATAAACCTGAATATTCGGAGCGGTTCCCAACCATACATGATGATAGGGAAAAAGCGGTTGAGTTTTTTATGAATCTGGCGAATGCGAACATAAAACATATTGCCATAGAGAACCCTATCGGGATAATGAGCACAAGATATAGGAAGCCAGACCAGATTATACATCCATATCATTTTGGAGACGCGGAACGGAAGGGGACATGCCTTTGGCTTAAAAGTCTTCCGAAACTTAAATATACAAATATTGTCGAACCAAATATTATAATGCACAAATCTGGTAGGACGGATGGGAAATTGCATTTTGAAACGCTTAAACTACCAAAAGAAGAAAGAAGAAAAGCGAGATCAAAAACCTTCAAAGGTATTGCGAATGCAATTGCAACCCAGTATACGGAATATCTACTCAACCTATGAAACAAATCTCCAACTCCGACTACGCCATGCTTCTGCGCTGCATCATAGTCGTGACTAATGCTATCACTCCATGCAAAAACTTGAAGCTATTGAATGCCATCCGATTATTGCGCATTTTTGTGCATAAACATAAACATAAAGAAAAATGAAAACTCTCAAACTACCCCAGCCACCGGATGATAAGCATTGGCAACTGAAACCCCGGCACAAGTTCTTCCTTGACCTGACCATAACGACAGGCGAATATGCTTCCGCGCTGTACGCGATGGTCTTCATGTCCACCGAATCCCCCGCGAAGATGTCACAAAAGGCGAACGCCCTGATGAGTTCATCCGATGGAAAGGAATACCTTGAGCAGCGAAAAATGCAGTTGCGAAAATGGTATTTCCCGGACGAGTTCACCGAGGAAGAACTTGGAATCGAAGTCGAGCCGGTGGTCGAAAAAAGCATCGACGAGCAGCTCGCCGACATGATCCCGAACGTGATGAAGGATTTGCAGGGGATTTTGTCGGACCAGAACAATGCGAATTACCAGGACGCCTTCAAGACGATAATGACAAAAATGATGAAGGATATTCAAATGAATAAGACATCGGAGCCTCCTCGCCGTTACCTTCCTGAAATATGTGATAGCCCATGCAGGTATAAGGCTTTTTGCGAAAAAGAGTGTGTTGACGAATGCGAGATTTGCAACTATAAAAAATATGCCAACGAAAATGGGATATTTTTTGATTACAAAACGCAACTAAGTAGAAAGGAAAAACAGGATGGGGAGTAAATTTAAACGCCCGCCCGACCAATCTCCAAACACAAAATAAATTAAACCAACAACAAAAAAAGAAGATGAATAAACAACTTACCGTAGGGATGGTCATTTGCGAGAGTTATCAAGCCCTTGTGGCACTTTCCGAACTTGAAATACACTCGAAAAGGTCGAAAATAACGATGCTGCAATACTGCAACCTAAAAATGGTTAACGATTTTATAGTATTCAGGTTTAGCCCATTCACTGGCGAGGAAATTGACTGGATTGCCATAAGGGAATACTATCTGGAAAAAGAGAAATCCGAAAATCTTCAAGAGTAGGAAAAACAAAAAAACAAAAAAAATATGGACGTAAGTATTGGAAACATCGGGGTTGACGTTTTTAAACGAAACGCTCTCATCGGTCACAGCTTTTATCCGGATCGAGTCGCATGGTTTATTGGAAAATCAGGCGCCATTATTTTCACAAATGGAATGGCCTCCTACGCTCCATTATTAAAAAATGACGGGGTGGCGTTTGATGATTATTTTAAGGGGAGGGTATCTATTCGGAATAATAACGATGATATTATTCTTTTTAATGAGGCCGGGGCATCGTTTTCTAAATTTCCTTTGATTATGGATAGCACAAAGGAAGAGGGTTCTGTATTGTTTATTTCGGAGTTTTTTGGCGTATTTTTAAAAGAAAATAATGCTTATAATCGCGGAGATCTTGTAGAAGGACTTCGGTCGTGTTTTGATGAAAAATTCTGGAAGCCAAGCAGTGACATCTTCTATTTAGAAAATTAATTTATAACAAAAACGGAAACCCGATGCCGTAAGTAGGGAAAAATAAAACAAAAAAAGTATGGAATTTATTGGACGAGTGAAGAAGATTTTCACAAAGACTGGTACAAAAAAAGACGGAAGCGGCAGTTGGACTTCTACCGAAATTTGGGTTGAGGAAACTGACGGTCAATATCCGCAATCGGCGATGTTCAAACTTGGTAAAAACGCAGCGACCCCGAACGAGGGTGAGATTGTAAAGATCAAGTTTAGCATGAGGACGAATGAATGGCTTGACCCCGCCACGCAAGAAACCCGTGTATTTGGTGAAAATAATGCGTGGTCTGTCGAATCCGATCGCATGGACAACGAACCGATCGGACAAAAACCGCAAGCACCGCAGGGAAATACGGAATCAAACCCATTTCCTCCGCAACCGGAATCAGATAAGCTTCCTTTTTAGTAATTAATTAACATAAACTAAAAAAATGATTGCATTTAACTGTTTTTTTGAATCCCGTATCCAGTATGACCGGATCGGCACGGATGATGGCAAACAAAAACGTCAGACCGACGTTTACCTGATTGACGCAATGAGCTTCGCAGAGGCGGAGGCGAGGACTATTGAAGTCGCAAAGCCCTACATCACCGGTGAGTTCACGGTATCCGCGTTGAAGCGCACTAAGTTCTGTGAAATCTTTGAGAATGCAGAGGGCGACAAGTTCTATAAGGCCAAGGTCGTGTTCGTGGTTCTCGACGCAGAGAAGGGCAAAGAGAAGCGCACAGCCTCAACCATGCTCGTGCAGGCATCTGATCTGGAATCAGCACGTGACAGGCTCGAAGACGGCATGAAGGGAACATTAAGCGACTATGAAGTTGTGAAGATCGAGGAGACGCCGATACTGAGCGTTGTGAAGTATGAAGTGAAAGAAGAAAAAGAATAGTAATATATTTTTTCTGTCGTAAATACTTGCTATCTTTGTAGAATAAATTGCGGTTCGACAATAGCAATTAACCTTTTAAGCCCTCTTTCATTGATTCGGTAGTCGAACCCCGATGATTTGATTGGGGGCGTTTTTATTGTTATGGAAGAAGAAGTTTGGAAAGATATACCTGGGTATGAAGGACTGTATGAGATAAGTAATTTTTCAAATGTAAAAAGCATTGCAAGGGTTGTAGTGAGAAATACTTATGGGATTCAGCCTGTAGGTGAGAGGATTTTAAAGCAGTGCCTCGATAGTCGTGGGTACTATTATGTTGTTTTATGTAAAGAGAAGAAGCATAAAAATTTTTCAATTCATCAATTAATGGCAATGGCCTTTTTAAACCACAAACCGTGTGGATACCAGCTAGTGATAAACCATATAAATGGAGATAAATTAAAAAATACCATTGATAATATAGAAATAGTAACACAGAGGGAAAACTCATCCATTTGCTATAGAAAAAATAATCATTTATTTACATCCAAGTATATTGGTGTTTCTAAACAAAGCGGTGGGGGTGGGTGGATTTCTACTATCTATATTAATGGAAAAACTAGATATATCGGAACATTTTTATCAGAAGAGCTAGCCTCGATTGCTTACCAAAGCGCGTTAAGTGTATTACGAAAAAATGTAGTTTAGGTTTGCGGCTCTTCCCCCTTTTTTTCCTTTAAATATATCGCGCTGAATGTCTTCCAGTACCACGGGCTTATCATTTCGCCATTCTTCCCCCTGAGTACTTTTATTGCTTCAAGAAATGCTTTCTTCTGGTTATCCTTATTCTTTTTGCAGATATTCTGAAGTATCCATTTATTCTCCCATCCTCTTAGTTTCATCCTGGCACAGAATTGCGGAATGGTCTCATTCGCATAATCAATATTCTCAACCATCTTTGTAAGGGTTACTTCATACTGTTGCTTATCGGTCAGCCACGTAAAACCGCACCGAGGGCAAATCATCGTCGAGATTGGCCATATCCGACCGCATCCAGTACGGCCTTCGCTATCTTGGCGGTCATCTGGGCAGACTTTCGATGGCGCCACCCCTCCTCCCCCAACTTTATGAAATAGCGACATTATAGGATCCGCTTCAGGCTTCCCGTAGATTTGTACGTTAGAGCCGAAATCCAAAACAAAAAACGATTTTTGCCCTCCAAACGGACGGCATGGCCTATTCACCGATTGCTGATACTTAGTGTATGACTGGGTGGAATAGTCAAGTATCACGGCTTCAAGTTCAGGCATATCAAGCCCCGTTGAAATCATCTCGACCGAGATAAGAGCCGTTATGTCACCACTCTTTAATTCATTTAACACAACGCTGCGTTCCCCTGAGTACCGTGCGTCAGTATCAGGGTTTCGTTCAGACAAAAGATACTTGGCTTTTATACCAGCATCGCAGAATTCTTTAGTCAACCCAATACAATGAAGTGATCCGGTAGTGAAAATAATTACCTTTTTACCAGGGCAGATCCTTTTGTAATTTTCGATAATTCCAGAATAACGCTCAGGTTTAGCAAACCTTGACTGCAATTGTTTTTGATTATAATCCCCAGATGAATAATCCACTGCAACATCATCGAGTTTTGGGGCATCGAAAATATAATTTTCCGACGGAAGGATGTGGCCTAAGCCAATCAGTTCAGATGGCGTTACCGGAGCGACAATATCAAAATAAAAATCACGCAACTGCTTCTGGTTTCCAGACCTAAGCCAAGTCGCCGAAAGCCCGACGACCCACGCGTTTTTTTTAAAATATTTAAACATCATATCATGTTCTGCGCGATGCGCCTCATCGATGATGATAAAATCGAACGATCCGATGAACTCGATATACTCCTCAGCCCGCCTTTCGCTTTCACATCTCGACCGAAGCGTTTGAACCATCGCGCACACAATCTGTGATGTTGGAATTTTCGTCACGTTCGCGTTGATAAACGAAACGTCAAGCCTAAGCATTTCCATCTTGAAAAAATTCTGCTTTAAAATCTCTGCCCTGTGCGTAAGAATAAGCGTCCTGTTTCCTTTTATTGCAGAGTTTTGAGCCATAAATGCGGCCAACACGCTCTTGCCGGATCCGCAAGGAGCGTACACCCCAATATGGCGATCACCCCGCCTATTGTTTTTTAACATAGATTGGGTGGTCGCCTCGATGATACGCTGCTGGTATGGGCGGAGAAGGAGAGGGGTTAGAGGGTTACTCATTTTTTTTAAGTTCCAGATAAACAAACCACATCTCGCTCAGCCACGGACATTTCTTGTACCACAGCCTCAAAAACGACATGACCTGCATGTCGTATAATTCGGATACCAGCTCGGTCGCTTCTTGCGACAGGATGTGAATTTCCGTATATTTTTTTACCGCACACGCGATTCCGTCTGCGGTCTCGATCTCCTTGTCTTCGCCGTGCATAAAAGCAATGTTCCCGGATATGGACGACCACGGAACGAACATCCGTGGCTGGAATTTATGTTTTACGGTTATCATGCGATGTCGTATGTAAGCAGGAACAATGAGTCTTGCCCGACCTCGTGCTTCCAGTTCCGGCGCATGATGTCCATGATGGACTCAATCGGCTGCCCATACAGGAGCATGGATATGGCATTCGTCGACTCACTTTTTGCCTGTACGACAGAAATGGCAAGGACCCGTATCCGAACAGGTGGGTCATCCATTGTTTCGAGTATCTCGCCGGGGCTCACCTCATGCAGGAATGAATTTTTATACAAGCCGAACGGTATAAGCATACCCCGGTTCTTGCAGTCTGACAGATTGTGTTCAAGTGTCATAAGTCCCTGAGATTTAAAAAGTAGTCTTCCCTTTCCATTTCTTCTCTGAGTCGTTTTTGCTCGATCGTTGATGAAATGAAAGTCCTGAGCGCGCCGGCATCCGCCGATCCGGTATAACTTTGACACTCACTTTCGATACGGCTGAGTTCCAGCTTCATTTCGTCGATGAATTTCGAGGTGGAAATATTGCTGGCTCCGATACGCTTGTGTTTGTCTCCGCTTCCGACCGACTCGAACAGACTATTGGCTTCATATTGGTCCAGTCCGCGCCCGTCCCTCAATCCGACCCTATACATGGCGTTCATCAGCATAGGTGTGCCACGCCAGACACTTTTCGGATAGCTGTGGTCAATCAGTGCCTCCCTGACCGCGAGTGCCCCTATGCGCCTTGAAACGACGCACAAGAGGTCGCAGTAGAAATCCTTCTGCATCGCGACCCCGCCTTCGTCGTAAAGGAACCGAAGCGTTTGCTTTGCATCGTCCAGCTCTATCAACTCTGTGACCGGAGTGATGTCGGTTGATTCAGCAGCATCGCGCAATCCTTTGCGGTACATGTATTCGCCGACACGGGACAGGTGCTTTACAATTAGGTCGTCACTAAAGTGTTTCATTGCGTTCGTCTCTTATGTTATCCCAATCTGGTTCATTTTCGTTTTCAGTAAATCCGACACCAAGACAAGACGGACAAATATCATCATCCTCTATTCGTCCAGTTCCGCCGCAATCCTCGCAGTCGGAATATTTTTCGTTGTCGCCGGGCGGATAATCTTGGTCGTTATTCTGGAACACCATATTCTTATAATTTTTCCACCTCCGATTTAGCCCACTTCTTGAACCCGCTGAATTTAATCAGTATATCCCCGACGAGCACATCCTCTTCGCATCCAGCCGGAGCGTTGAGCGAAAGTCCGTCAATCCATGTCGTCAGTTTCTCCTTCCTTGGAGCCAGCAGTGCAGCTTGACGCGCTTTTTCCTGCGCAGCGATTTCCGCCTGCTCTGCGGCCTTGGCCTCCGCTTCCTGCTTTTTACGGGCTGCGAGTTCAGCTTCTAATTCGGCCTGTTTTTTAGCGGCTTCGATTTCGAGCTGTCTGGCCTCCGCTTTTTGCTTAGCGATTACTTCATCCTGTTTTGCTTTTTCAGCATTACGGACAATGGCATTTTTAATATCCGAAATATATGCCTCGAACTCCTTATCGGAAGGATTATATATCTGCTCATAAAAACATGACCAAACACCTTTTAGCGAGAAATTATATTCGGCATCCTCGAAATATTCAAAACCCAAGCCAATCATTATATTTTTCCTCGCCTCAAACCGGGTGTTTTTTTCCTCCGTCTCCTTTTTCCGAATATCTTCCTGTTTTTTGCGCTCCTGCTCAGCCTTTTCCTTTTCTTCGGCTAATTCCTTTTCTTTCTGCTTGGCGATTATACGCAACCTTTCCTGCTCTTTGATTTCTGCGGCCTTGCATTCAGCCACTTTATCGGTAGCTTCTTGCACCTTCAACGCAAACGTTTCATTATCGAGTTCGCAAAGCTCGGATAAATCATATTTCACCTCTGCGTTAGCGAACACCCCATTGGTAAAGATAAGCCCCGTACCAGCAAAAACCTTAAACCGATCATCATCACGCTGTTTGCGAAGCTTAACCTCTTCCTGCTTTTTCAGTTCAGCGGCAGCCTCCTCTTCCTTTTGCTTTTTTGACGCGACAAGTCCGTTATAGAACACTTCAAATGAAGCCTCCGACATAAACTCGATTTCGGTACGTGTTATTTCCGGGTTAACAGTTACCACTTTCGCCAAGCGGGTCTGAGTGCGTAATTCCAGCTGCTCCGCTTCGTGACGTTCGGCGGTTTTTTCCTTATACTCGGCCATCGTCTCGATTTCCTTGAAAAGGATCTGCATGGTCTGCTTTGCTTTCAACCATAGTTTATCCTCGGTTTGAAACGAAAGCATCTGCACTTGAACTTCATCGCGTTTCTGGTCAATTAGTTTCTCTGCTGCAAGACGGGCATTTTTCGCGTTAAGGCGGGCGGTTTTTGCAAGATTCATACCCATTTTGTCAAATGGATCATTGACGACGATAGCCTCGACTTGGTTTTTCCAATCCGCTGTTCCAGCGAATATCTGGCTAAGGGTGTTGGTCACTTCTTCGCGCTTTTCATCCGATACGCGGAGAGCGAGGGTTTGCACTTCTTCGGGCAGTATTACTACGGCTACTTCGGTGGTTTCTTTTTGATTCATAATTTTTCTAAGATTTTATTTTGTTTTTCCACTTGAGCAAGAACAGAGGGATGCGAATAATACTTGTCGGCCTCAGCCTTAACTCGCTCTGCGTACTCGTCGCTCCCGAGATAATTAAGGACTGCTATAAACGGGCTCATTCCTTCTGGACTTTTTTCGCTCATTTTTTAAAAGTTTATTTTTAATTCTTCGCCAGTTAAGGCATAATAAAGATTTTGAAGCTGGTGAAGGCTTTTTGGTATGCTCAAATAGACAATATCGTCATCACTATCTGGTGAATTTTCATTTATTTGTGTATTTATATCAAGAACCACCCTATTTAATTTTTCATGCGAATACTGCCCTATATCTTGACATATAAATCCACACGATTCCGTCAGTAGTCTGTGGGTTAGGCTTATTGGTGACGCTTGATTCGATCTTAGCTCAAGAGATGAATCACTCCTAAAAGGGCATTCGTAGTTAAAATCTTTATATTGTATTAGAAGCCAAAACCCTTGTTCTGGCCTTATTTCATCAACCCTAAAATAAAAATCAGGGCCAAATAGATTATTGATATAATTCCCAAGTCTAAGCTCTCTTGCCTGTATCATACATTTGTTTTTATTTCATTTATTTTTTCCAAATCCTTCCCTGATTTCAAATACGCATCGGCAAAACGGACGCGCTGCTCGACCTGCCCGATCATCATGGAAAGTTCCACGCGTGAATATTCAAACATCAGGCCTCGCGCAGGGTCGAATATTCCCCGTAGATTTCCCGTCGGGCTGCATAACTCTATCTGAAGGTCTTCAAGTTGAGGAAGATACTTCAGAAGGTATATTTTATGAATATACGGGTAGGCCAACAACTGCCCGGCCATCTGCCAACCGTGTTCCTTTAACGCCATCATCCGCTTTTCCTCAAACGGAAGCGTTGGGGAGAAATAACGATTGGTCATTTTGCGACCGATAACGCACTTCACCTCAAGAAGAGCTTGGATCAGGTTTTTAAATTCGACATTATAGGATAGTGGCTTTTCAATAGCCTCAAAGTCAGGACACATGATAAACGCATCAGGACTTGCCCCGTAATTGAAATCCGTTTCCTCGAAAATCTTTTCCGTGAAATCCTTGTCGCAATTCAAGATTATCATGTCTGGGTAATTTTCTTCCGCCCATCCGATAGCGTATGGCTCATTTTCCGTCCCTAATTGCATTGGACGGGCAAAAATGGGCGGCTCGGGCTCATCGGTCAATCGCTGTTGCTGTATTTCATAGAGGTAGTCAATATTCCCTTCAATCCATTTTCCGCTTGCCGACATTAAGTCTTTTGCGCAACTTGCTGAGAATTTACCTATCTTTTTAATATGCCAGAGGCGTTCTTTTTCGTCCATTCTCGGACGTTCTTTTTCATCCATGATATAAATAATTTTAGTTTTTTAATATAAAACAAGCGCCAATGAAGAAACCAATCAACACCAATCCAAATATAAGCCAGAACATTTTACTATCCGTTAGGGAATAAATACACTTAACCGCGCCACTGAGCCTTGATTTATCTCTACACATGTCATTTTTGATTAAAGTTATTTTATTTCAAGTTTTTTATTTTTTCAGTTAGATTTTTTACAATCTTGCTATTTATGCCCGCCTTTACTATAAAGTATTTGCGCTGTTTTTCGAGTATCTCTACGCGCTCTTCGATCGACCCCTTCGTTTTATCCATGATATAAATTTTTTAAATGGTGATTTTTTCTTGCAAACGACATATATTTCTCCGTTCTTGATTTTCTCCTGAAGTTCAGCAATGGATATACCGAGACTGGCGGCGAGCATTGTGGCAAATGGAACTCCAGCCTCTGTAAAATTACAGAGCGATTGCGACGATATTTTAAATGGCTTTTTCATTTCCGTAGGTCTTCTTATATACTAAATAATGCCAGAACGTCTTGTAGCAGTACCCAACCTTTCCTCCGGACATCCTATATTCATCTGATCTCCAAAATTTATCACTTACGCCGTCATCCTCGATAAGCCACAATAGTGGTTCAAAATTACAATTCCATAATGAGACAAGAAGATACCCAATAAGTGCAAACAGCGAAATAGCGACCACAACCGGAAGGGTGACAATGCGGCATATTGGTATGATTAAGTATTTCATTCCTTCACCTCCTGCGTTAAATCCTCCCCTTTTTCCATCAGCCGTTTTTCCATCTCCTCTGAGATCACGTAATGAGCGCGCAAATCATCCATAGATTTGGTTTTCAGAAACTCAACCGCACTGTCGAATTTTTCGTCGGTCAAGGTTGGTTTTGCTTTTGGGGCGACGGTCTGTTTTTTTGCTGGAATTTTCGATATGCGCAGCCCGACGGTTTCTCCGCCATCCGTTGCGTCCTTGCATTTTTCCTTTGTCAGACGGACGGGGTAGTTTTTGAGTTCGTCGATATTCTCGTTTCCGGATAGCTTGAAGAGCCTTTTTCTATTGGTCGAATTGAGGATCATCGGCAGATTTGTGTAGGGGTTTGGCTCAAAATATGCGACCCAGACTCCTTTTTCTGTGCGACCTCCAACTTCTTCCTCGGCCTTGAATTTAATTTCGCGGATAACGAGATATTCTATATCGTTACCTTGTGGTAAAATCTCACATCCACAATGAGTTAGCTTGCCTCCTGTTCTGTAGTGTGTCATAATTATTCTTTGTTTTTTAAGTAAAATACCCGATCCTCAATATACACCCTGAGCCAGATGTTTTCATCCGACAATCTTTTCGATGCCGTAGTGCGCGAGATGTGATTCGCGTACCGAAACCCTTCGACCGAAACCAATTCACCATCCTTGGCGAGCCGGTTCAATTCTGCTGCTAATTCTGTGCGGGTCATGACTTGATTGCAAAGTTATTGTCAAATGGAACAAATACACCCTGCTTATATTGTTGGTTTTCATAATCCCAAATATCGTAGAGCCACCCGCTTGCAACCCTCATAACCACCATGCAGCCCTCGACTGTCATTGTTTCGTGTAATTCCAAATCGTAAATTGTTTTCATTTCTTTTTATTTTTAATTTCCTCTATTCTTTGCAGACGTTCGATTTCAGCAACGATCAACGCACCCGCTTTTACAAGTTCACGGATTCGATCATTAGGAGTAGGTTTCCACCACGCTTTAAGCCACGGCCAAAAATCTGGAGTGACGCTATTCCCACCCATAGACCTATTCGCAACAAATCTATTTCTATCTGGCAAGGAATAACATGCTGCGGCCAAGGCGAGCTCCTCATTTTTATTATCGAGGGTATCTGCTTCTAAACTCCATCCCTCCGCTTCAATCTGCCGCCTTCTTTCATCGGCCACCAATTCAATCGCCGAATTTATATCCGGATAAATATTAGCAATTTCCGTAGCGACCTTGTCGTAAACATCATCTTCAATCATCCAATGAAACCCATCGCTGCGGGAATTTGAAATCAGTAGATTCTTGATTTTCTCAATAATATTTTGTTTGCTCATTTCTTCTTCTTTTTAATCGTTTCCAATTCTTTTATGCTTTCCGCTGTCTTTTCCGACAGCACTTTTTCCTCGGCCAAAATCTCGGCATCGGATTGTTTCTTTTGTCCGGACTTAACCGCAGCTTCGATTTCCGCACATTTTTTTGGGAACAGCTCAATGAATCGCTTAACACGATATTCCGACAAAGTTAAGTACCGAACCTCTACGCGCATCATTGATTGGATACGCACCCACGCTGTTAATCCTGATAAATCTGCGTTTACTATGAACGAATTGACCAGACCCGCCTCCATTGTGGCGAGAGAATACTGTACCTGCCAGTCTTTCGATGCGGATTCGATCTGCACGTAGGTTTTGGTGATCGTCACGCGATAGACGACCTCTTTACCGAGTTTCAGGTCGAGCGTTACTTCGTTTTTCTTTTTAAATAATGACATAGTTTTTTATTTTAGTTGAGAAAATAGTCTCTTATTTCGTCTGCGCATTCCATTAATTCGGCAACCAAATTTGGATTGGGGGCTTCTGGGACATTTGGCATATTGGTGACGGAACACCGGCGGAGTAGACCCTCGGACTTTATACTATTTGCGACAACTATCACATCGGGCCAGGTGGTATTATAGACTCCATCATCCATTCTGCACATCACAGGACTTCCGTTAATCATATTTTGTAATAATCCGCAGTATGAATGCCCATCATATCCGTCAATAAAAATAAGTTTATTTTTACTAATGTCTTCAAAATTGTCTGAATCCTCGCAGAAACATGGGTCATAAGTCTTGGTGTCACTAATTACAGAGCAAAGAATACGCGCCAGCACGCTTTTCCCATTCATGCCAGACCCAAGCAGTATTAGCGCCTTCTCGTTTTTCACCCCTGTAACCGCATTTTTTACATATACTCGGAACGCTTCTCTTTCTTCCGCATTCGGTATTGCCCATTCGATAAATTCAATCCATTTGCTTTTCATTCTACTTGATTTTAAAGTGATATAATTTTCTGTCCTTTAACGTGCCCACACATTGGGCACCGCATAATAGTTCTTGTTTTTTTGAACGCTAACGACCCCGCAGTATCCTTTTACGAATTCTCCATTTGGATTGATAACTTCGAAATAGGTTTCTGAGACCTCCTTGTATTCTCCGCATCCGCAATTTTCGCACTTGTTTCCGTCCATACTATTCAATTATTATTTATCTTTAGATTCCATTTTTATGTCAACCACATAGGCTACGGCAATTGTTTGTCCGCCTTCAGAGTAATATTCTTCTGTATAACTCGTACACTCAATTCTGAATCCTGGATATTTCGCTCCAAGGATTGACAAAATTTCACCTATCTGCATTTTTGCGTTCTCCTTATCGACGAATAATTGATCGATGGTTGGTTTATTCATTCTTTTATTTTTGGCTTAGTGGTTTTGTTCTAAGTTATTTCCGGCTAAAGCAAGGAAAAGTATTATAGCAAGTTTCCAGTCATAGAAGCACCACGCAGAGACAAGTGATATAACAAGTATAGCCGAACCTAAATACCTTAAAGATTTGTTTGTTTTCATAATTATTTTTTTATTAAAATTTTAGTAGCTACATTTTCATTTAATATTTTAATTCTACCCCAGTATGTGTTATCCACCCTTGGGTCTGTATTTATAGGGATGATTCCAGCCGTTTTTAATGCGGAATAAAGGGAAAAGTCATCCCCGTGCCCTGTTGAGATAATATCCACTCTTTCTTCCGACCCTGAATAATCCTTAATATTCGGATCAAATTGCCCTCGGTAACATGTAATTGGATATGCATCCGGTAGCATTATTTGAATTTTTTATTGTGTTTGTAAACCTTGAAATCGAACCATGACATGGATTGGATATTTCGGTTCTCGGATCGTAGGTTGTTTATTTCCACATCTTTACTCTTAAGTTCGGATGCTTGCAAGTTTGTCTGAGATTTCATTATCTCAAATAGATCTTTTGCCCTCATAAAGGATGGCCCCTCGTCAGCAATGCAAATGTTGACATTAACAAGTTTTATTCCGCACCCTTCGAAGTAAGCCGGCTCCATTATAACATCCGCATTTTTAAATTTTTCCGCATACTTTTTTAGCTGCTCGTATTCACTCAGCGTAATTGTGACCATTTTTTCACCTTTTTCTTTTTCCATAAATCAAAGTATTAAGTTTATAAATTCAACACCACAAATGTAACACTTAACACTTGTATATCCAAACATTTTCCCATTTATTTTTTGCATTTGTTATTTTTTACGATTATATTTGCCATAATTTCACCTCCGATATGACAAAAATCAGGGATTATCTGCAAAAACCTGTATGGACGCGCCGCGCCCCGGGAACCGTCATCCCAAGGGTGGAAGCAGGCTCCTCCCTTGATACGGAGGAGATGGTTTTCGACAACGGAACCGTCTATAAGCTCAAGCAATCGGATTTCCTGAACGAACTCATCCCTACCGCCCACAAAATCAACAGTTGCACTTACCGATCCATGCGGCAGAAGTTCCGTTACGACGCCGCCTCCCAAGTGAACGTCGCTGACGGATGGGATGACGTGGAGCGAGTCGCCGTCGGATTTCAGGAAGGCGTCCTGCGTCACAAGGTCACGCACACGTTCGGAAACGAGATGTGGTTCGGGCCGGAGGGCAAGGAGCCGAAAAATGACGATCGCGTATCGTTGCTGAGGAGTCATTGGTCTATGGCAGGGATGACCGACGCGCTGAACTCATGGGGGCGCGCTCTGTTCGGGACAGCCGACGCAGCCATCTACTTGTCAGCCGAAAACGGAGTGGTACAATACAAGGTGTTCTCCTACGAAAAAGGCGACGTATTTTGCATGACCAAGGACGAGGATGGAAAAGACGTCTTTGTCCGGATGTTGAAAGTCGCAGGAGTCACGACGGTCGAAATTTACGGGCCGACATATATTGACGTTTGGATACAGAAGGATTTTTCCGGAAAGTTCCAGAAATTCGTGGATAAGGCCGTTAAAATACTGAAAGGAAAGAACCTTGACGAATCCGAGGATGGATTCACGCACACAAGTCATGTAGCGCACGGAGGAACGCAATGCCCCGTCATGTACTGGCGGATACCGGATGTCGTTTGGGGACCGGGTCAAGACGGCATCGAACGGGTCGAACGCATACTCTCCGACCTCGGCGAAAACAACAAGTATTTTGCATACCAGATTCTTTTCGTCGCAGGTGGAGTTCTAAACCTGCCGCCTGTCGGGCAGATGGGGAAGACCATCGCCGCAAAATCCACCGACGCAAAGGCTGAGATACTGCAACCTGCCGACGCGAGCAATACATTTACCGTAGACTTGGAAAAAAACCTCGACCTGCTCTGGGAGACGTTGGGTATCGTGGTTATCGAGCCAAAGGAACTGAAAGCCGGGGAGAACACAGGCGCGTTTATTCGCAACCTATACTGGCGCGAAGTTCAATGGAGTACTAACATGATTGCCGAATTGCGACCAGCATTCATGCGCCTAATTTCGATATTCAAGGAATTGGTTGCGAAAATCGAGAATGATTCCGAGTTCAATAAAATAAAGATGACATACCTGCTTGAACCGTATGTGCCGAAAAATATCACGGAGGAAATTACGAACATCTGTATGTCCAAAAACGCCGGACTGACTTCGGTCGAAACCGGCGCCGGAGAAATCCCGTTTAATAATCCGATGGAGATTGAGCGACTGAGAAAAGAGGCCGAGGAGGCCGCCGCAAAAGAAGAAGCCGTAAAAGACGCTGAGGCTAAACGGACAGCGGCCAGCGATCCAACTGTCGTGGAGGAGGCTGGAGATTCTGGGGAGGGAGCGAACAATCAAGCTAAATAATCCAAGAATCTATAGGAACTAAAGAGGAAAGGATTTAGGTTTACAGACTACAAGTAGAAATAAAATTGTAACTATATATGAAAAAAGGGGCAACAAGAATAGTATTTAGGCTTAAAATATACGCGATTAAGATACCAAACTTCACTTGTAACCATTTGAATTTTTTAAATGGTTGTTATTCAAATTGGTCTGAACGGAATTACTGTAAAATGTTTAAAAATATGCCTGAATTTTTAAACAAAGTAGCACCTTCGTTATTTTGTTCTTTATTTGGATTAATACAAATTCAAAAATATTGCGAGCCATTGGATAGGGATGCAACAAGCGAAGAATTAGAATACTTAAAAGATGTAAGAGGGGGCGAAACAAAACCTATTAATTTTGGATTATACAAAAAACGAGTCGTATGTTTAGATTATCCATAATGCATTAGTATATTTGAATATGTAAGATTAATTTATTTACTTTGCAAAAAAAACATAGACATGTAATGCTGACGCAGCAATTAAACAAACCCTCTGGAATAACAAAAGGGGTTCCCATAATAACAATTGGATCACACCGGTGTGTATTTGTTTTATCTGTGTGCCTAGGATACGATTGCGATTCTACCATCGAAGGCGTATTTGAGGAAAAGGCTGATGCGATCCAAAAAGGGGATGGTATAGTGAATAACTGGGTAGCCGAGCATATAATTAAAGATGATTATTTTGAATCAGATAAACCTCAATATGATATTACTCAACACTTTGTAGAATAAAATATGAACATAAATTACAGTCGAGTTGTCGAAATGACCGACGAAGAAAAATTCTCCATGTATATGAAGCTGACGAAAAAAGAAATCGTCAGGATGCACATTGAGCTGGAAAAATTTTTTGGACTAATAGCTATTGCGCAAAATAAGCCAAACACTTGGCCTGATGGTTATCCGACATACAATCAGATTACAACTCATTGGCCTCCGGTTGACCAAAGATACACCGTTGCATCAACCGATGGAAAGCCCATTAATATGCAGCACTAAAATATATTTTATGAACCACCAGCAATCACCCAAAAGAATTGTCGTCACCATTTTCAACTACAACCACAACGAAAACGCGCAGCGATTAAGGTCTATTTTTGAGCCGTACTTCCGAACGTACATTTTTGATTCAGGCTCCGAGCCGCCATGCCCAGTGGCAATTCATTTTGAAAATATCTATTACGGGGGAATGTGGAACGAGGCTGTAAAAAAGGCGAAAGCAGGGCCTTATGAATGGTGCTGCATCATCACTTCAGATGTACAGATTACGGACCAAGCAGCAGCCTTTTTGATTGAGCGCATGAAAGCCGTGGCGATAAATCCGAGTATTGGAAATTATCAGCCATCATGCCATAGTTCAGGGCGATCTCATTCTTATGGTTATTGCAGAAATACCGGGAACTTCAGGGAAGTACCTTATTTTGAGGGGTGGTTCCAGATGTTTAGGACAACCCTGGGGTTCTCGGTTCCGCTTGAACTTAATCGGATAGGATGGGGCACGGATAAGTATCTATGTAAACGAGCAAGAGATCGTGGACTGAAAAATATCGTTGATGATGCTGTGTGGGTTTTTCATCCGAAAGAGTCTGGGTTTTCAAATAATGAAGCAAACCTGCAGATGCGAGCGTGGGCTGCAACGCTACCTGATTGGGATGAAAAGATAAAAGTCGGAATGGGCATTATTACTTACGAGGGCACGGAGCATCTGCGGACGATTATCGCAGAGCTTCGCCCGCATGTTGATGAGATTGCATTACTCACTTCAGAAACAAGCTACCTTGGCGAACCCATTGGCCCATTAGACAAAGCCGAGATACAGGCGCTACTTGCGGAAGGACTGGTGGACGCCGAGGTAGCTTTCCCGTATATGGCACACCTGCCTGTTCGTGAGCAGGAAACGGTCAGGCGTAACCAAGGACTTGCATACTTCCAATCGCGCGGGATCGGCTATGCGCTTATTTGCGACTCTGACGAATTCTACAAGGCTGACCAATTTTCCAGGGCCAAGGCTGTGGTACGGGAATGGCTTCCGCAGGCCGTTTACTGTTATTACGAAAATTACTACAAGTTCAAGAATTGCAAACTACTGGACGACTGTTTTAGCATCCCAAGGGTCGTCCCTTTGCTTGTATCCACTTCGCAGCGGTTCAAATATGACATCCCGTTTAAACACCCGTCTGACCCGACCCGGAGAATGGATACCGACTTCACTATGACATTCTCAAAAGAGTTTGTCACGATGCATCATTGGAGTTGGATTCGGTCAGACATTCGCAAGAAGATAAACAACTGGTCCTCGCGCGACTTCTTTCCGAAGCAGGAAATTGACGAAATGATCGATTACTATCTGCGGTTTGATGAACGGCAAACATACGTCAGGGTTCCGCATAAGATAAGGAAGAATAAGATTGAGGTAGAATTTACTAAATAAAATGGAAGCCTACGAAATATCCGTAGAAGTCAGTCCTGCCGGAATTTTGACCTATAAAAGCAAAAACTCCTGCGGACAGATCATGCGCCTCATCATAACTCCCGAAGAATATAGCAATCTGATATATTGGACGATAGTTCTATGGGTAAACAAGCGCAAGAATGGGTACTCATACATGAAGCAGACCGGAAAGGATGGAATAAAATCCTTATTATGGGCAAAATCCTGCGTGAAACATTTCCTTGACGGTAATGACGGCAAGGGGAAAATCCAGCATATCATGGGACGACGGAAGGCGCCGCGATGTTTATACTCGCGGACTCTCGGATCTCGGGTTTAAGTTAGATAGGATCGAGCAGAGAATGTGGCTGCATAAAATAATTGAACAAAAACTCTAAACTTTTTCTCCAAAATGTTTGGATAATTCAAAAACGCGCCGTATCTTTGTAATTCTTAAAGGAGTGAGCTTGTCGGTAATTGAAATGGTGCCTTCAGACGTTTCAGAAGATGCAGGCAAGTCCAAGAGCCGGGTGATAAACGTACAGGGCTATTGGCAAGTTAAAAACGAGGCGTCGCCACACGCCTACACTTCTTTTTGAAAAACGGGCATATAGCTCAATAGGTTAGAGCAGGACTCTTATACAGTCAAGGTTTGCGGTTCGATTCCGTATGCGCCCACGAATGCTGTTCGAATCAGCTCGCTTACAGAGGTTAGGAACGAGGACGAGTAAAATCGCGGCTCATGTATGACAGTTCGGAAAGACGGCAAACAGGGGAATTAGCTCAGTTGGTAGAGCGTATTGTCTTGATGGCAATGAGGTTGGAGGTTCGAACCCTTTATTCTCCACAACCTTTATTTAAAAGCAAAAGACCACTAAAGAAGATGGTGGCTGCCGGGAATTTGACTGAATGTATTTATACCGGCTCATTGGGGTGGTAGCTCAGCCGATAGAGCGCCTGTTTTGCAAGCAGGAGGTCAAGGGTTTGAATCCCTTTCGCTCCACAACTCATCAAAGGCGAGAAGCCGCCATGTTTGACGGATTTATTTAAGTGTATTTGCGAACAAGATTATCGGACGGCATCACAAGTTGGTGACGAAAATTGGTTCTCCGATTGAGGCGTAAAAAGAACGGTAAGTCCTTAGTGGCGGCTTAAATTTAAAACAGTACACGAACGCATACCATCAGAACTGCTCAGTGTCGATATATTTTGTTTTAGGTTAACGTAAACAGCCGTCCCCTCTGTGAAGCGGGGGCGGTTTTATCAAAACAAAAAAAATATATGCCGTAGCGGGACGTATATAAAAAAAAATAGTATTTTAAGCCTACGGGGATGGACCGCTACTCCTGAACCGTTAGGCTTATTTAAATTAAAAAACTATGGCAAGATCGGTTAGAGGGTTAAGGCGAGATTTGACTGGGCAAAAATTTGGGATGCTAACTGTTATTAAATTCTTCGGCAGAGATGACGGAGGTCGAGCATTTTGGCTTTGCCGATGCGACTGCGGGTCAGAAGAAGTAATCAGCCAAGGTTATCATATTACATCTGGACACACTACGAGTTGCGGTTGCGTGCATAAGGCTAAATTATTAGACTCGTTAACCACACACGGGAAGAGCAATGAAAGGATTTATAGAATATGGAGGGCTATGCGTGATCGTGCTAAACGCGAAATTGGAGAGGCTTATAAAAACTACGGAGGAAGAGGTATAACGGTTTGCGATGAATGGAATGAAGTCGATGGTTTTAGTCGATTTTATGAGTGGGCTATGGAGAATATGTACACGGACTCTTTAACTATAGACAGGATTGATAACTCGAAAGGCTATTGTCCAGAAAATTGCCGATGGGTCGATACGAAGGCTCAGGCAAATAATACCAGAAGAAATTTAAACATAGAGTTCAGGGGAGAGACAAAGACGCTAAAACAGTGGACGGAGTTTCTTGGTATAAAATACCCAAGAACATACTGTAGACTCTATAAACTTAAATGGAGCATCGAGGATGCGTTTAGCGAGTAATTAGGGAGACTCATCCCCATAGCGCTGCATAATCAGCAATAGTAAGTTCCTGCTCAATCTCCTTCCGGCTTTTGCTTTCCAACTCAAATATTGCTCGATATAATATTGCATCCCAGTAATCAGGAGAATACCCGTATCTTTCCTTGAACTCGGTCTTCAGTTTGAAATAAAATTTATTGTTTTTTGTCGTCCTCCGGAATTCGTCGGCCTCTACGTACAGGATTTCTATCAGCTCCTTTGGTGTTTTTTTACTGCCATGCGGGTATAATCTGTGCATGTCCACCAAGCAGGAGATTTGGCCGGTTTCCATCAGGTATTGCATTTTACCCATCAACTGAGAGCGGATATTATAGAACTGCTCCATCAGGACGGGATTCCCCGCCTCGTCAACCTCTTGGATTGCCCGAGCATTGGCGGTTATAGCCCGACCGTTAGTATACGATTTCAGATATGAACCAGATCCGGTTGCGTCAAACGCCATATTTTCTATCGGAACCCCGTATTGCCGTAGTATAACGGAAATCCACTGCTCCAACTGTTTGTAATCCCCGTCAAAATTTTCGATGGCGACGATCGTCAATTCTTTCCATATAACCATAACACAGTTGTCTCCGCCACCCGCCACATCAAGGGAGGCGTACATCTGTCTTCCGTCGATTGTAGGGTTCCCCCACATATTTTTTATCATCTGGCGGGATACGGTTGCGACGCCTTCAACTTCCTGGTTCCAGTTGTTATGATACAACTTGCCTGTTTCTGTACCTCCAAGGTTGAAGATATTCGCTGCGTGCCTTCCTTTGGTGGAGGAAAGCAGTATCTTGTTGTCAAGCATTCCACTTGGACGGAAAATTACCGACATTACCAACTGCTCGGCGGACATCCCGAAATCAGACAAGTCCTGCCTAATTTTGATCCCGCACAGCCTGACGACTTCTTCCCTTGTGCTTCCCCATACAATATCCCTGACGCTATCTCCTTGGATATGACAGTATCTAACAACGCCGATTCTTTCTGGAATGACATTGCCATGTTCGTCTATCCACCAATCTATTAGTTGTCTTGTCCAGTGGTCGCTATTCGTATTGAACGTCAATATCATTTTTGGAGGGACACCCGAGTTGTCCCTATTTCTGCTCAATAAATAACTGACAACCTTCCACGAATGGTCGGTTGCTTCATCTACATACAAATGGGAAATTTGAAAATTTTTGAATTTTTCCTGTGCGTCCGTCAGGGATTTCGAGCTTTCTCCTGAGAAATTTGCATGGGTAAACGTGACCGCTGTGCCCCATCCCGGAAATGAAAAAGTCGGATTGTCAGACTCTCTAAACTCACAATCAGCGAAAGGTATATAGATCCTCTTAGCGTCTTCGATTATACCACCGGCCCCGCCTTTTGTTGCGACGAGTTGTTTTTTCACTATTAGCGCGCCGTATCCGGGTCTATCTATTCCGTCCAATGCGGCTAAGAGTATTCCGTAGCTTTTCCCCGCCCCGGGGTCTCCCCCGAGTAGCTGTATATCGACGTTTTCCGTTATCATCTCGGTTTGCAGCCCCTCCTGTGGAATAATATCCACGCCCTTTCTGAGCAGTTTACCATCCACTTTTACCCAGCCTTCCTCATCTATCGTTGGCTCTTTCCTCTCCACTTTCGGATATTTTGCAGGCCAAGCGACCCGTTCCTGTTTCAATTTCAGCATGGGTGGTAATATTTTTAACACAAATATAGGGAAAATATTGCAAGGTGAATATTAATTGTTTATATTTGATGCAAATTTTACCGATGGAACATTCAGAAAAAGGAATTGAACGACAAGGCAAGGGCCAAGAGGTGTGCTGTAAATGCGGCAAGAAACTACCTGTGGCCGCAATTTCCGTAACCGGTTCTGTCATTCTTTCCATTTATTGCAGACATTGTGGGGAAATGAATTTAATAACGATAAAATCAGGAGAATAAAATCCAGACACCCTTTTATGGGGTGAGTTTTTTAAAAACATAAAGGCCTTATAGGCCACAGAGACCATAGAGTCCAGAAAACAAGCGAAACACGCTTTGTATTCTGGGCTTTTTTATTTTAACCAAATTTATAGAAACACTATGAAATTTACAAAAGAGCAAGTCCGCGAAAAAATCGTGGCAAAACTGGGAAGCACCCGAAAACTCAGCGACCGGAGCGTTGATGAAATGATTGTGAATGCTATGGCGTTCGCTGGTGAAGAAACTGAACTCGCAGACTTTTTAAAGAATGCCGAGCCTATGTTTGTGACCGCAAACGGAAACCTTATTAAGGAACAATCTGATTTTGTCAAAGACTGGGAAGCTAAAAACCCGAAACCGACCGCACCGCCAACAACTCCACCAGTAACACCTACAGGCGGATTGACAGCAGAAGACGTAAGAGCGATTTTCAAAGAGTCAATTGAGCCATTCACTTCAAAACTTGGCGAAATTGACACGCAGCGAACGACCGAAAGCATCTTCACGCAAGCGCAGAACGCATTCCTTGAAAAAAACAAACCCGATCTTTCAAATGAGAGGGTGAAGATGATTAAGGATCGCGTTTTCACGACGGTGAAGTCCCAAGTCGGGAAGGATTCAAGGGTAGAAGACATCACAACGGCAATGAAGGCTGAGTTTGACGATCTGGCGAAGATTGCGGGGGTTGATTCCCCTTATGTCCCTGCAGAGCAGTCAGGCGGGGCTACAGGATCGGATGCGGCGCAATTTGCAGCGGCAAATAAAATCTTGCAGAACCTCGGAAAACTTCCAACCCAAGAATCAGCAAAAATAAACTGATATTATTAATTTAAAACTAAAAAAAATGAGCTTATACTTGGGCGGATTCGACGTTAATGCGTCTGGTTCGCAATCTTTCGGGGGAATGACCCCTGTATGGATGCCACAAGTTCAGATTGGCGTGCTACCCGGAGGGGGTCAGCTCGCAGCGGAATATCTCGTTGCGGACACTGTGATCCCGGCTGGAACACCATGCTATCAAGCCTCTATCGGAGGACTGCAAACCCCACTGGAGGTATTTGAAGTTGTGACTGACATCTCCACTGCTGATACCAATATAACGGTAAAACTCGGTAATCTCGGAACCGTTCCGACCACGAGCCATATCTTTATGGTGAACCCGGCATCTGGAACGACTGGAAAGGCTGCTGTAAACTCGGCGGTTGCTATCGACGCATCCTTGAATTACAACATCAGTATTGCCGCAAACGCTATTGGTGCAGCCTCGGCTGGCGATTATCTTGTTTTGGCCGTAGAGGCTGGATCAGGAAAATCAATGAAGGCTCCCGCAAACGGACTGTTATTGCATGATCTTCCTATTGGAACCGGCGGAATTTGCGGACACCTCACCCTTGTTGATGAAGGTGTCGTACTGGAGGATCGGATACCGACCGTTCCTGCAAATATCCGTGCGCTATTGCCAAATGTGAAATTCCGTAAAGAACTGTAATCCATGAATACCTATTCAACAGGGGTCTATGACCTCATAGCTGGCGCACTGGGTGCGAGCAGCTCCGCAAAACTCCAGGGATTCTTGGACAATGTAATGGCGAACAAATATAATTTGGCCCAATGGGACGGATTCGCGTTTGCCCCGGCAATGCAGCTCGATTTCACCTACGAGCAGATCCAGAAGGAATTAAACCTGTACAAGATGGCCACCTATGTGCCCACTCAGGCAGATGTGATTCCGGACGGAACCAAAGGTTTCACCTTGTCAACCGGCAAAATACCGCGCCAGAAAAAAGTACAGTTTTATGATGAGGACTCTTGGCGTAAGCAGGAAATAATCAATAAAATGTACGGAGGTTCCGGTAACGCCGCCCTCGAAAACGCCATCACTGAACTTTTCAACAAGCTTGACTACCTGATCGGTGGGCACACGATGTCCGTGACCTATCAGCGTCACCAGATCGTATCAGCCGGAAAATTGGAATTGACCAATGCGAATAACCCTCGCGGGATCAAAGACACTTTCGCATCGCATATTCCGCTTGGGAATATCACAACCAAGACGGGGAATGCCCGTTGGTGGACAGTTAATACAAGCGGTGTCTATTCGAGCGAAGGCAGTTCTTGCGATCCGGTTTCCGATTTTCAAACAATGATTGACGCGGCTGAAGACAAAGGTATTGCGGCAAAACATTTTGAAATCGACAAACTGTACGCAAAGCAAGTAGCTAACCATAGCAAGGTTCTCGCTAAAGTCGGCGCATATCTTTATCCGCTTGCGGATGCTGCCTCCCAATCCGCTGCTGCTGCGATGCTTCCGTACAAGGAACGAATGAACAAGCTCGGAGAAATCCTTGACTGTCCTTTCAAAATCATCGATAGCATCGTGAACGGAGAAGCATTAACGGCAAAAGGGGTGTTGACTGAAACGCAGATCCGCGCCTTTGATGCCAACGTCATCGTGCTTGTGCCTGACGGAAGCCTTGGTGAGATACACACTGTACAACCATTTCCTGCTCCGGGTGCCGACTCGACCGCCTCTTATTATGGTGGGCGCCTGTTGCTGACCGTAACATCCCAGCCTCAGCGCAAGATTCAGCAGTTTGAGACAGAAATGACCACATTGGTCGTTCCTGACAAACCGCAGTATATGTGGTATTTGCATCCATACGGCGCATCCTAAACCGAACCAATCATGGCATCTACACTGACCATAAACCAGTATCTGCAATCCATAATCTCGAATTACAACTTCTCCGATGACACCATCGAGAGGGCGCTTTTGAGGTATGGCGTGGAGTCAGGGGTATTGGCGAGCACGGTCTCGGAGCAAAACCGCGACCTGATGGAGGCCATGATGTGGGAAGCCGCAGCCGGATTCGTTTCCGGTGGCGGAAGCTCGGTAAAGATTGACAACCGAAGCGTATCCTCATCCTCATACAGCGCGACCGAATCCGACCGCGCTGCATGGAGGCTGCGGGCAGAATCACTGCGGGCCAAGTGGGGAGTGACAACTCCGAATGAAAGCATGGTTTACGACGCATCATACCTCTGGAAATGACATACGTGGATGACGACATATTCTATCCTGATACTTGCGTGATAAACAGGGCCAATGGCTCTGTCAACGCGAGTACCGGGGAGGAAATGTTCGACACCCTGTATTCCGGAAAATGCGGCTTCAACCTGAACACGTCCGGCGATACCACGCTGCAAGGTCTGGAATTCAAGAGCGCACCGAAACTGATAATCCCCGTTTACGACATCCCGTTCAAGGTCAACGACATCGTTACCGTGACTGGATTCTCAGGGAGAATATCGACAGGTACAATCAAAAATTACGATCCCTGCGCATGGACTGGAATGGAAGGTACGACAATCTGGCTGAAACAAAACCAAGACGAGTAAATGAGCGCATTTACGCAACATAATGTAGCGGTGATTGATAAGCGTATCAATGGAAAGAGAAACAGGCCGCTTCTGACCGATGCTATATATGACGGATTAGCCTCTATCGCTAATCTGATAATGGAGCAGATCGACGAGGTTTATTATCCACTTGACACCGGAAACGCAAGGGAGGCCACAGCGGTGGCTATCTACATAGACGGAGTCGTGACTGTGTTTAGGTCTGAGCGAGATTTAGTTAGAAATGAGCTGCAAGTCTGGAGCGGAGGATACTACAGGGGAAGGGAGCAATTAGCATTGGCCCTTAATTTTGGAGCATCTAAATTTAGCAAAGGGGTATGGATTGTCCTATACGCCGCGCAGCCTTATGCAAAATGGTTAAATGAAGTTCATACAGCCCATATCGGTTATTTTGATGACTATGCTGATGAGTTGTCGGATCTCGTTAATCAAATCGTTGTTGCTCACGCAAACCAGATATTGTCTGGAAATTTTAAACCAAAAGCGCATAAATCGCGTTTTGCAACATTTTGAAACATGGTAGCACTGAACATAGACGCATCGACCCCGCTTAAAAACCTGATGGCGACAGCAGGTTGTGACGCTTCGATATACGTCAATGGCGGACTTACGAGTTCCGGGCTCCCGGATAGCTTTATCCTGATAGAGCCAAATGGTGGAATCAAGACGAACGCCGAGAAGTTCGCGCAGGCATCATGTGTGCTTTCTGTCTCAATATACACAAAGCTGCTGACGACCGGAGCTGTGAACCAGATAAAATCAAACCTTGTTATCGGTAAATTTCAGTCACTGTTTGAGGATACGACAACAACAACCTTCGGACAAGACTCTTTCGCCTACGAACTGGCCGTAAACCCGGTTGTGTATGACGGAAAAAGTTTAGTCTCGGGATATTCAACAAAAATTATCAACGTGAATTGTTACATAAATTATTAAAAAATGGCAAATACTATTTCTAATTTGGATGCAAGTGTCGGTGGATGCTTCTCCATGCTGGGTGAACTGGTGGTTTTCGACGCGATTACTGACACCGCTTACGAAACCGCAAAAGTATCCTCATTCGCAAACGCGATGAAAGTACGTCCACTGTACAATGGTACGGCGGCTTGGACCGGTGACGAACCTGAGATCACGCAGATTAAGGACGAAGATGGTAACGTTGAAGCTTCTTACGCCGAAGGCGGCACGAATTCTTTTGAAGCTGTATGTATTAGGCTAAATAAAGCACTAACTACGAAGTTCTTGGGTGGTGTGTCTATTACTGACGCCTCCTTGAGCTCTTCCACTTGGCTTACTTCATCTGACATCGTTGGGGTGGATGGTAATTTCTACACTCAAATCATGCCTGTGGCTGTGTTTGATAAGCAAAAGAAAACCGCGATCTTCTTCCCTAAATGCCAAGTGACGGCCTCTCTGATTTCGCAGGACAGCGGAGTTGGATTAAAGCTATCATTTGAAGCTCAATCAATCTCGACTACCAACCTGAAGCAGTTGATGATTATACGCGCAACAACGCCAAATTATACAGCGTAATATTGCGATAAATGCATAGAAAAGGCGGGTGAAATAAGCCTGCCTTTTCTTGTTTTTAAACAAAAAAATAAAAAAAATGGCAACCACCGAGGATAATTTAAGATTGCGCGCACTAGAAAACAACGAGCCTAGATTATTTAAGATTAGAAATAAAGAGCTTCGCTTGCACCCAATGACAAACGCAGTGGCGGATTTGGCTGATAGATATGTAGCGGAAAGATATACAAAACTATCTGAGTCTACGGAGACAAAAGAATTACTGGTAAACCTTTCTAAAAACAGAACAGTAATCCCAAAGTATGTGTCTCTACTGATTTTACATAGTTGGTTTAAGGTTAAGTTTTTTCACTGGATACACTGGAGGTATATTCATAGAAAATACGCGCTATCTGAATTAATAGCTGTTTATAAGGAGTTTTCATCATTAAATGATGTGAGCCTTTTTTTTCAATTTACGGCATCCCTTCAGGAAAACAACAGGATAATCAAGAGGATGTCGGAGATAAATACGCAAACTATTCGTCAAGAACTGAGCTCGGAAGCAGAAACCAAATAATAATTGAACTCTACGGAGCAGTGACTCTATATACGACATATAGATATTGGTGGGTCGATAGTATAGCCAAACAAACAATCATGCTTTTGGATAAGAGTGGGCTACGAAAGAAAGGAACCATACCTCCTGATCCGAACATGGAAGAAAATAACCCGGAGATGCCAGATGATGAATTTAACGAAATGCTTGATGATTTTGGTTTTGGATCAAAGATCATGGAGACTGACGAACAAAAAGCACAACGGATACGCGAAAAATTAAACGAAGATGGCAAAACAAGAGGGTAGTGAAGATTTGATTTTTCCGATGCACTTGGATATTGACGTATCCCATTTCCAAAAGGAATGGACGGCCAAGGAGCCGGCGTTGCAGAAAATCCTTGACGCTAAACCATTGACGGCAAAAATTAATATTGACGGCGACGCGCTTATAAAAGTACTTGGCGAGATGTCTAAAATGACCGGGTCTGGCGTTGCGAAGACGCGAAAAGAGGTGGAGGCTCTTGAAGGTTCATTGCAGGCTATCAAAAATGAAATGATTGGGATGACTGGGCAAGCGTTTGGGTTGCCGGTTGCAGACAACAAGAAGGAGATAGAGTCGCTTATTCAAAAGTCAAGAGAGTTAAAGGGGGAAATAATATCAGTGTCTAATGCCGCGTTGCCATTAAAGGATATACTATCTATTGGCGGGAAAAATCCGACTGGATTAAATCTTAAAACGATGCGCGACGAACTTCAGCGGTTTATCAACGCAGAGAAGGAGGGTAGTGCGGAGGCTGTTATTGCAAACGAAAAACTACTCGCGGTCAAAGATAGAATCAGAAACATGTACGGAAAACAGGAATCCGCACTAAAAGCAACAAGCGAAGAGAAAAAAGTAAACGAAACTATCGCCGCATATAAAAAACTCGAATCTGAACTTGATAAAATAAATGCGCGAATCAGAGCGAGGGCGAGCGTACAGGCTGGTCAGGTAATTCCGACGACCAGCGTTTCTGTTTCGGCGATGGGGACAAAAGATGAGGCTGCGATATATTCTGAAATATCGGCGGCAATGGATAGGTACAGATCATCACTCTCGGCGGTGAATCAAGAAAAACTAAAGGCCACCCCTGTTGAATCGGCTCGAAAAGAAATCGACCTGAATAATCAAAATTTATCCATACAAGATAAAATTAATACCAACTTGTCGCGTCAAACGCAGCTATGGGCTACATACGACCAGATATTAAAAAAACCAGAAGCAACCCTATCCCAGATTAACGCAAAAATCAACCAGATTTCAACCATGAAGTCAAAGTTGAATATGGATGATAAGCAAATAAAGGAAGCGGATTCGCTAATTTCAAACCTCCAGACAAAACTCGCATCATTAAAAGTTCCATCCGGTGCGCTGTCGGCTCAATTTTCGGCACTGAACAAGCAATGGAATTCGCTATCACTAAATGATAGGACAGGCACAAAGGGTCAGGCATTAATAGCGCAATATCAAAAATTAACAACGGCGGCTGGGCAAGCTGCTGGGACTATAAAAAATGCGGCAAAAGTTCAAGATTCTGCTAATAGAGCTACTGATAATGCCGTAAAAAGTCTTAACAATCAAAATGCTGCTTACAAGTCGCAACGCGGCCTGCTGAACGGCTTGCCTCAAATGGTCAATTCCTACATCTCCGTCCTTGGGGCCTACCGCCTCGCAAGTAACATCGTCAAGACCACCGCCGAGTTCGAAATGCAGCGTGTCGCTTTGGCCGCGATCATCCAGGACAAACCGAAAGCCGACAAGCTGTTCTCGCAGATGATCGAACTTGGTCTTCAGTCCCCGTTCCAGATCAAGGAACTTATAACCTACACGAAACAGCTCGCCGCTTACCGGATCGAGACGGACCAACTCTACGACACCACGAAGCGGTTGGCCGACATCTCGGCCGGCCTTGGCGTGGATATGTCTCGGCTTATATTAGCTTATGGTCAAGTTAGAGCTGCCTCAGTGTTAAGGGGCCAGGAATTGCGGCAATTTACGGAAGCTGGAATACCTCTGGTTCAGCTACTTGCGGATAAATTCACGATCCTGAACGGAAAAGCAACGACCACCGGAGAAGTATTCGACCTGATGCGGAAACGGGCCATCCCATTCGAGATGGTCAAGCAGATTTTCGAGGATATGACCGACGCCGGGGGTACGTTCTACAATATGCAGCAGATCCAGTCCCAGACGCTCAAAGGTTCCATGTCCAACTTGCGTGACGCTTTCGACAAGATGTTCATGCAGATGGGCAACTCACAGATGGGTATGCTGAAAGGCGGGATCAATGCGATAAAGGATTTTGCCAATAACTGGGAGGCCGTGCTGGATGTGATCGGAAGCGGGGTAGTTGTTTTTGGGGCATATAAGCTGGCTATTGCGCTGAATACGGCGGCGATGGGCAAGAATAATGCCATGATGATTTCAAGTATCCAGTCCCAAAATGCTAAGGATGCGGCTATGCTCCGAACCCAGAGCAGGTATATGGCGTTGATTCCTATGGAACAAGCGCGGGTCAGGATCGGACGGGAAATATCCGACGTGCAGATGGCGGAGCTACTGACATCCGGAAAGCTTACGGAGGCCAACGCATTACGCCTTGTCTATCTTGGAAAGACGAACGCCGCGCAGGAACTCGCCATGATCTCGACTGGTAAAATAACTGCCGCCGAGATAGAGCTGGCAAGAGCGAGAAGGTTGACGAATGTTCAGTCAATTCAGTATAGTACGGCGCTAAATGGATTGATAGCGTCACAAGGCGGTGTGAAAATCACATCAGATCAACTATCCGACTCCACCATGCAGCAATACAGGACAAGAGCCTTGCTGTTGGCACAGAGCGGGAAACTGGATAAGGCGCAGGCCGCAACGTTGGTAAAGATAGGACTTGTTACAAATGCAGAAATAGCAGGAGCCGCGGCCACTGTGGCATATTCTGGGAGGTGGGCCGGGTTTATGCGCGTCGCTGCGCTTGCCGGATCGGCATTGAAGGGACTGGCGGCTTCTATATGGGCGACAACCAAGGCCATGTTGTTTAATCCGTACACTGCGGTCATCGTCGCAATTAGCGCAATAATCGGAATATGGTCAAAAGCAGCAGCCCAAAATAAAAAATACAGCGACCAATTAGACGCATCATCAAAGGCGACGAAAGAATACGCCAACGAGATGAAGGATGCTTATGAAAAGATCCGCGAAACGGTTGAAAAAGGGGTGGCTACTGGGGCTGATGAAAAAGCCATCACCTCTGCGCGCGCCGCACTTCAACAGATAATTGAAAAGAATGAAGCGTTAAAACCACTTGTTGAGGCGAGGCTGGAAAAGTTAACAACCGAGGCGTCAAAGTTGGCTGAGATTCGTGATATTTGGGAGGAAATAAAGACAGCTACAGCGAATGGTGGAAAATACACACCATCAATGACAGCTGCACAGAAAGGAACCGGCAGCAAATGGTATACTGGAGGCACTTGGACGAACGAGGATGTCGTCGATAACGCAACGGACTTATCTAACGCAATCGATAAGATCAGTGTCAAGATGACAAAAATGTCTACGGTGCAAGCGCTTTATACGTCTGATTTAAAAAAACAATTAGAGACTGCGAATACAGGGCTGAAAGACGGAAGCCTTTCGCTTGACGAGTACTCAAAAGCGCTATCTGGGATATACTCAAAAGCGGCGGAAAACAAAAACGCATTAAAACCAGGAGCGGATAAAGACGCATGGGACGGGTTGATGTCCAGTATCATGTCCGCCCAGTTCTCTATTGGCATATTTAAGGATGATTCAAAGAAACTCATAACCTTCCTTGACAACTCAATAAGAGATGTTGATAAATTGATCTTAGACAGAAGCAAGAGCGGACTTGGCGTAAGCAAGAAGCAACTCGATCAGTTACATATTGATTTAGCTACCGCAAAAGACATGTATTTTAGCGCATTTTCGGAGATTGATAAAAAAGGGCAATTTTTATTGAATAATGTAATCAATAAGGCGTATCGGATCCCATATAAAGACAACGGGGGAACGAAGACAAATACGGACGCTGAATATTACAACTCTCTACTTAAAAAATATAAATTAACGGCGATACCGGAACAAGAAACCGACGCCTCCAAAAATAACGCGGACGAAGACAAGCTATATGAAGAAAATCAAGAGAATTTAAAAAGCAACACCGAACTCCTAAAAAAATACACCAATCAGGTAAACGCAAAAAACTTAGCGAACAAGGATGCCATTCCGGGGTTAAAAGAATTGGTGCGACAAGAGACTATACTCAATAAATTATACGGAGGGGGCGAGGAAAAGCCTGCTGCCCAAAAGACCGACCCGCGTATCGCAGCCTTGTCCGGGCAGATGAAACTCGTCGAGGAGGCTTACAAGAAATACAACGAACTTCGCAAGCAGATGGGCGATGAGGCTGCGAAAGCCGAGGTCACGAAGTTGTATGGCGGACAGAATAAAGCTATAGACATAAAAGGTGTCCCTGAACTCAAGTCAGGACTCGCACTCGCTTTCGATGAAAAAAGTATGGACGCAGCATATTCAACGACCATCGCTGGATTCAAAAAACTCGGAACGGACGCGGCTGACGAAGGTCGTAATGCGTTCCTAAGGCAGGCCGATACGAGCTTTGACGCCATTTCCATGATCATCAAAACCAACCTTGACGTCTTGGCCGACCAGATCGAGCAGACCCAGCGCGCCAATGATTTCTACGAAAAAATGTTCAGCCTTACAGGATCGAAAGAAGCGGCTGAAAAACTGACGAAAGCGATGGGGATGACGGTCGGGGATATGCGGACCGGAATACAAACGGCGTTATCTAAGAGTATGCAAATTGACTACGGAAAAGAAAAAGGAGTGGTTGATTATGGGCTTGGCGTGGATATGACTGACGTGAACGCCGTGCAAACTGCCATAAACAAAATGCCGGAAGACACGCGCAAGTCGGCACAGAAGATGCTTGACGCCATGGTTGATTACGAGAAGAAACAACTCGAAGAAATCTACTCCGGGCTGGATGATTTTATGACTTCCGAACAAAAGAAGGTGAAAATAGTTGCGGAAACCGAGAAGAAGATCCAAGAGATACGGAATAATCCAAACCTGTCGCCAGAACAAAAAACAACCTATGAACAGGCCGCCACAACAAAAGGCACCGGTGAAATCGCAAAGATAGGACTTGATGACCTGCAAAAGACGGATAGATATATCAAGGCGTTTGAGGATCTTGGGCGCGTTGGTGGAGCGACGCTAGATAGCCTGTATGCTGATTTGGATAAAATAAGGAGGGAGCTTGGACAAACACCAGAAACGCTAAAGACTATCGGTGAATTAATGAAAAAAATCACCGACCAGAAGGAACAGGCAAATCCGTTTGAAGCGTGGAATGTGGCGTTGGCTGAATATAAACAGGCGCTACTTGACGTCCAGTTATACAGCGTACAGCCATTGTCTCCCGAATACGAAGCCGCTCAGAATGACCTGATCTCCGCTTCTGACAAACTACAGGAGTCTGTAGCCGGGATTGGCGACGCATTTAATTCGGTTATAAACCCCATAAAAAAGATAGTGTCACTTGCTGGTGATTTAGCTGAAACATTTGGCATCACGTTTAGTGACGATACCAATAAGTTCATAGAGGATTTCAATAAAGGATTTGAGTTAATGGGCACTGCATTCGAGGTGGTGAATTCTTTGATGGCTCTGAATACGATGCTGACGGCTGCTAATATAACGGTCAAAGGGGGCGAAATACTTGTAAACGGTGTTGCAACAACGTCGTTCTGGGCATTAGCTGCGTCTATTTGGGCATCATTAGCACCCCTGCTTGCGCTCCTTGCACCATTTATCGCAATAGCCGCCGCAATTGGACTGGCCGCCGCTGCGATCAATTATTTCTCAAACAAAAAAAGCAACGATAGGATAAAAGAGTTAAATGACCTAATCGAGGATACGGAAGAAAAAATAAATAATCTGGCAGACGCGGAAGGGCGACTCGTCGGAACCGATTATACCAAAAATATAAATGCTCAGATTGAAGCGACAAAAAAACTGATTGCATACGAAAAAGAGAAAATTGCCATAGAAGAAGCGAAGGCGCATGACAACAACTTGTGGACAAATAGAGATGAGGACGCAATAGAGGAATCGGAGACAGCTATAGAGGGGTACTATGACGACATCGTGCAACTGCAAGAAGATTTCATGCAGGAGATGACTGGGTATTCTAATGTCGCCGACGCCGCCACTGCTTTCGCTGACGCATGGTATGACGCGTACCTGTCAACTGAAGACACGTTTGATGCCTTAAGCGAGAAATTCGACGAAATGATTGACGAGATGGTGGTTAAATCAATCTTGGCAAAAGTTGTCGAGGCAAGATTAGCTCCGTTATTTCAAATGATTACAGACGCATACAGTACAACTGGACCAGGTGGAGAAAGCATGACCGCAGGTGAACTTACCAGCATCCAATCATACATGGGCGGATTGGCTGGAACAATAGATTCAGAATTAAGTGCATGGATGAGTACGCTAAGCTCGGCTGGGTTTGACACATCATCTTCCGATTCCGACCTTACCGGCATCTCCGCCTCCGTGTCGTCTATGTCCGAAGACACCGCAAACACGCTTGGC